CTAATTTTAAAACATAATTGAACATCGATGGATGGGTCCGAGTGTTCAATTATCCACCTGATAAGGTCTGTGGGAAGTCTTTTCCAAATTTGACTGTCCATTCCTTACTTTCTTTTACAGTTTTTATATGGAGCACAACTTGCTCTCATTGTGAAACCTTTTATGGGCCCTCTGAGACACTTGTTTTTGGGGAACTTCCGGGGCAAAGTGAAAAGCTTCTTATTTGTGAATCGAATACAGACCTTGTTCTTGGGCCCCGCCTTACAACAGGACTTTACCATCTTATAGTGTACTAATAAAATAATGGCTCCTCATTTCTGTTCCACTTGAAACCATTATGGATCTGTCCTTTGTGTGTTGTCTTAGAATTGTTATTTTTACGTGTCGTCACGAGCTTTCCATTTTTGTTCACACCAGTGACTGGAGTTCCGTTCGGGGTTTTCCCGTTCGAGTTCACACGAAGACCGGTTTGGGTCTTTTTTCCTTTGAACAAATTCTTGAGACCCATTTTACTATTTTCTAAGAAATTAACCTAAGCTGAACACATCAAACAGCTCTCTGGGTTTTCACGCGAGCACGCGAGCTTCTGTTCTTTTGTGGGCTGCGCAACTGGCACGGTAATCTGGATAGGCTTCGCCTTGGGACGCGTTCGGAGGTAGTACATACCCGTCTTGAGTCCCTTCCGCCACCCGTAAAAGTGCATACTCGTCAGCTTAGCACTCGTCGGGTCCTCCATGAAGATGTTCAGACTCTGAGACTGGTCTATGAATGGCCCGCGGTCCGCCGCCATCTCAATCAGACTCTTCTGAGGAATCTCCCAGACGGTCCGGTACACGGACTTCAATTTGTCTGGAATGTCGAGGGCTTGGACGGAACCTCCGTTTCTGATAATCTCCGTCTTGGTCTCCGGGCTCCACTTGCCGATAGCCTGTAAGTCCCGAATCAGGTGCTTGTTGACCATGACAAACTCACCGGCAAGGGTTCGACGTAGGTAGATGTTTGTCGTGTACGGCTCGAAACACTCGTTGTTGCCCATAATCTGGGACGTGGACGCGGTGGGCATGGGGGCTATGAGCAGAGAGTTGCGTAGGCCGTACTTTTTGATATTCTCCTTGATGATGTTCCAATCAAAAACGTTTGATGGTGTGACGTCCCACAAGTCAAACTGAAGCTGACCCTCTGACGCTGGCGAGCCTGTAAACGTCTCGTACTTGCCGCGGCTCTTCGCAAGAGCACACGATTCCGTGAGTGCTGCATGATACATGTATTCAAAGATGTCCTTGTTCAGTTTGCGAGCCTCGGGTGAATCGAAGGGCAGACCAAGCATCTGAAACACGTCAGCCAGACCCTGGACACCAAGCCCGATGGGACGGTGACGCAGGTTGCTTAGTTGTGCAGGCCGTGTCGGGTAGTAATTCTCGTCTATGACCTTGTTAAGATTCTCAATAACGATTTGAACACATTCGTAAAAATCACTCAAGTCAAAATACTTTTCAGTCCCAGAGGTTCCATCGGCCGCGCCCCACGACCGTTCCTTGACAAAGGCCGGCAAACACATGCTTGCCAAATTACACACGGCCGTCTCGTCCGGTGTTGAAACCTCCATGATTTCCGTGCACAGGTTGGAAGACTTGATAGTACCCACGTTCTTCTGGTTCGATTTCTTGTTGACTGAGTCCTTGTAGCACATGTAGGGCGTGCCCGTCTCGACCTGGCTCTTGAGGATGGCGTCCCAGACCTCACGAGCCCGGACCTTACGCTTGTACCGACCCTGGGCCACGTACTCGCGGTACATCTCGTTGAACTCCTCACCGTACACGTTCTGGAGTCGCGGACACTCGTGGGGGCACATCAAGTACCAATCACCGTCTGACTCGACCTTTTCCATAAACAGGTCCGGGATCCAAAGCCCCGTGAACAGGTCGCGACACCGGGCCTCTTCATCACCCTGGTTCAGGCGCAGTTCCAGAAACTCCATAATATCAGCGTGCCAAGGCTCCAAGTACACGGCGAATGAGCCTTTACGCTTCCCACCACCCTGGTTGACGTACCGGGCCGTGTTGTTGAAGACGCGAAGCATAGGCACGATACCATCCGCCACCCCGTTGGTCCCCTTGATGGGTGTACCGTTCGCCCGGATGTTGCTTATGTGCAGACCGATACCACCGGACCACTTGGAGATTTGCGCACACTCCTTCAGAGTATCGTAAATACCCTCGATGGAGTCGGACTTGGCGGCCAATAGAAAACAGCTTGACATTTGCGGGCGCTTCGTACCCGCGTTGAATAGCGTAGGGGTCGCGTGTGTAAAACGCTTTTGGGACATGTGATGATACATTCGCTTCACCTTTGAAATATCGTCGTCCCCGTGAATAGCCAGAGCCACGCGCATAAACATATACTGTGGGGTCTCCCCGGGGAGCAAGTACCCTTTTTGAAGGGTCTTGATACCAAAGTACCCAAAGTCATAATCGCGCGTCGGCTGGACCCACCCGTCCATCTCGAGACTGACAGACTTCATAAACTCATCAGACAGGATACCCTTAGCGTGCAGGGCCAGGGCACAGTCACTAAACGTCTTGGGGCAGGTCTTTTGGAGGTTCGAGACGGTGATGCGCATAGCAAGGGTCTCATAGTCGGGGTGTTCCGTGATCATACCGATGGCCACCTCAGCACTCAGAGTATCAATCTCACTGGTCGAAATACCGTCATACATACTTGTGAACACCTTCTGGGCCACCTTGTCTGGCTGGACCTTCAGGACCTCAAACTCGGGTGCCATATTTAGTTTTGAAATTCGCTGGGTCACCTTGTCGAAGAGCATCTCGACAGAGTCACCATTGCGCTTGATGACCTTCATTGTATTTTTAGCGTCGTATTTTTTTAACTTGCCTAACAATAATGAGTACGTATGATTTCAAGCCGATACGTCTGAGCACGCCTACCCCTCTCGGCAACGCCTACTTTTCCGACTTTAACCGTGAAAGCCTTCACTCGACTATAATAGACGTCATCAAGTCCAAGACGGGCTACGAGGTTGACCGTCAGAACGATGCCGGTCTCCAGTCCCTGATGCGCGTGGTATACACGGACCTCGTAGAGGACCCCAACACGGACGTTCGGAGTCAGGTGTCCCGTATGAATGCTGAGGTTATCAGGAGAGCGACCCAGACCGTCTCGACCGGTATGCTTCAGCAGCTCGTGTACCTACGCGACATTGCTGAGAACCCCGTCCCAATTGACATGCCTATCAAGACTAGCACGTACGGAAACAAGATTCCCAGTAACTTCAAGTTTGGAATTTTCTAGGGAGTTCCGAAGGAACTCGGTTCCGGCTCCGCCGCAAATAAGTTCTGTGAACTTGGTAGATATGCGCGCCCTCGACGACCTGCTTCTAGGTTTCCTGATATTCTTCGCCATAGAACGTCTCGTGCGTCTCACGAGTAACGCCGTCATCGAGCCATGGGTACAGAAACGCACGGACAACAAGAACGTTGTTGAAAACTGGAAGCTTGCGGCTGAATTTGCGTTCCTCGTTGGTGCGTGTTTCCTCGTCGTGTACTTCAGGAAGCCTCTGGCTCGGCTCATCACTTAAAAGACTTGAGCGTTTTATACTCAATGAATAAGTTTCGTGATGAAACAGCACTAATGTGTCATCAAAAGGGGTGGGACAAAGCACCAATAAGTATAGTTTGGATGCTTTTGAACGAAGAAATGGGGGAACTAGCCTCGAGTATCAGGCAGAAGAAACAAATTTACAAAAAGACTGGACTCAAGAAGGACAGAGGTACGGATATTATGATGGAGATGGGCGACGTGTTTAGTTATCTGTTTCAGTTGGCAGCCATGCTTGACATAGACCTAGACGAAATGTGGCAGCTCCATCAGCAGAAGGTCAAGACCAAAGTCTACTCGGTGAACAAAAATAATGTAAGCGTATTCTAGAACATGGCATCAAATCTTATGATAGATGACCGTCTGCAGATTGACCTTTTTAATCCGACCACGTGGACGGGAGACTTTGGCATCAATAAGGATGGTTTTCGCAAGGACGTCTTTATCGATGGCTCGTACACGCGAGCTATTGATGAAGAGCCAGTAGATTATAGTGATGATCTCAACCCGAACCTCAAACCACGTGACCTCGCTGGAAACGTCCATCTCAGGACCATCAGTCCAAACTACGCGCCTCACGGGGCGTTCCCAACCCGCAAGATGGAGTACTCGGACGGTACAGTGACGTGGTACCGCCCCGAACTCCCTTGGAGCTGGATGAATGGAGGGAGTCAGAAGGCCATGGTCCGCAAGCTTGCAAAGAATCCCTTGTTTATTTTGATGGTTTTGGTGCTCGTGTTTTACATATTGAGCCGTCTCAAAAAGTAGCAACCTTCGAGGCCACCACCTTGACCAATTTTTTTGATAAATTCTCTTTTTCAATTTTGGACCGTGAATCCAACTTGAGGCAACAGTGTACCTCGAGTTGAATGCACTTACAACAGAATGACCCAGAACACTCGCGACACGTCAGAAACCTGTTCTTGTGTTTACACTCTGGTTTCTTCCCAAAGACTTGGTTGTACGAGTCGAGGTCTGGGTCGGAGGATGGACTCTGGGCAAAGGATGGAACCTGCGGTCCCCCGCCGGATGGACTCTTCGAGTCCATCCCCTCCTATAGTACCTCACAAGCAATTTGTTTCTTAAACTGGTCCCTCGGAGGCTCGTCCAGTATCTCGCAGAGCCCGTGAGCACGCCCCTTAAGCACACGGTGCCATACCCTCTCGAGCACAGGGAGGACGCGAGCGAACCACTCACGGTCACGGTGGACGCGGACGACTACGAATTCCTCAGCCTTTGGCGGGACACTCTCAGTGTCCCCCGGGCGATACTGTACAAAGTCACACTCCTCCAAGTCCGTAATCTCGAGTTGGAGCTGGACTTGAGGCCAATAGTGTTTAGGAACGTTGGGTGTAATCTTACGAGACTTGGGACACTTAATTTCGACCAAAATTCCATCCTCAGTCACACCATCGGGTGAAGCACCCAACCAGGGGTAGTCCCTGTGTTGAACCAAACCAATCTCGTGAGACTTTCTGTTGTATTTTTGGTCATAAAGGTCCCGAACGATAGGTTCGAGCAAGGTGCCGTGGGCCGTGGCTGCGTTTCCGGCCCACTTGGTCCTCAGGACCTTCTTTTTAACGAATGCATCTTCTGATTCGTAAGGGCTTTCGCCAATCGCACTCGCAGCGTCACTCGCCGTGATCATATTCTCACGGAGGTCTAACCATTCCTGAGACCTTTGTTCGGCGTATTCTTGCGCGATGAGTTCACGGGCTCTCTGAACTGTTGGACTTTCCATTGACGGGTATTTTCTTGTTTTTAAAACGGGGGTCCGTCTTAAGTACAATCTCCGCGGCGTTTTGCTCAGCCTGTTTCTTGGTCGTTGCAAACCCTGAGCCACAGTCCATGCCGTCTACGACCACGGTAATGAAGAATTGCCCGTTGGTTTGTCCATCCATACGGTACTCGGGCAAGGCGTACTTGAGCGCCTGACACCACCGCATGAGCTGGTCCTTCCAATTATCATCCACGAGTGATGTTTGGATCTTTGTGAATGACTCAAGCACAAACCGCTTGGCATGGACCATACCCAAGTCGAGGTAGATGGCGCCGACAAAAGCCTCGAACACATCCTCCATAATGTTCTCGTTGGTGTTCCAGCCGTTGCGCTCACCCTTTTCATCCATCAAAATCAGTTTGTCCAGACCAAGCACTTTGGAAATTTCACACAGGGTCTTACCTCGGACCATCTTCGTGCGGGCCTTTGTCAGGAACCCTTCCTGTTCCTTTTCGTGAAGGTCGAACAGGTGTTTCGTGATGACGAAACCAAGTACGGAATCACCCATAAACTCGAGCGTCTCATAGGAACCAGTCAGACCTGAATAGCGTTTCAGGGCTGACTTGTGCGTAAATGCGCGACGATACAATGCAATATCTTTGACTTTGGTCCCGACCAGAGCATTCACGACATCACGTGAAAGTTCTGGAGGGGGGAGTTTGACAACGTTAGTTTCAAACTCGGGCGTCTCCATTGTTTAGTTTATATTACACACGAGGTTTTGTTTTAAGTCTCTTTTGTCTAGGCAGTGGCAGGTGCGGCTGCGGGCTTGGCGACCTTGGGGCGCATCTTCTTCTCCTTTGGGGCCTCGGCCGACCCCGCAGGGGTCGTACTCTCTGGGACGGCAGATGCATCTGCCGTGACCTTCTCCTTCTTCGCCCGGGGCTTCTTCTCAACCGGTGGCTTCTCCTCCTTGATGTAGTGTGGGTTGATGTACTTCTGAATGTTCAGAAAAGTCACCTGAATACCCTCAGGCACCTGCAGAATGTCCTGCAGGGTCGCGTCCAGACTGATGTTCTGGCCAGCCTTCAGACCCTTGGCCTCAACGTACTCGTTCACCTTGCGAGTCACCTGAGACCGAGAGATCTTCTCGTCAACTGCAAGACCCAGGAAGGCCCGCAGCTTCTCGGAAACTCCCAAAGGCTTGTTGAAGCCGTTGTTCTTGGCACGGGCCGCCGCCTTCTCACCCTCGGGGTCCTCAAAGTGCTGACGAATCTTGCGTATGTCCTTGCGCAGGGCACGCTGCTCCTTGGCGATAGCCTCGAGGGCCGCGTTGAGAGTCTCAAGAGTCACGGGAGTAGGAGTAGCCATATGTGCTTTGTACTATAGACACGACGTGTCTCTTTAAGCAATGAAACACATCAAGATGAGGGCGAGGATCACGGGTATCAAGGCGATGAGCAAAATTTGCCACACTTTATACTTGGGTGGGGCCTCTTCTGGAGATTTAGGTAAAAGCGTCGTCGGAGTGTCGATTGGCGTCGCCCCGGGAAGTTGAGACGGTTCTTCGCTTTGTGGAATGTTTTTACCGTATCCAGTCGGGAGATCCAAACCAGCGGAAGGTCTCGCCTCCACGCGCGTGACGGGGTTATTATTTTCACACTTGCCAAGACAACACCCAGGGTCACAGGTGTATACAAACCCATTTTGCTTACTTACGTACCCGCAAATATTTGAATAAAAATTGAGTGGATCGGTCAGACAGGTACAATCTCGCAAAATGTATTGAGCTCCACACGAATTCATGTACTACTAAAGTTAAAGATTATTTTTGTATATGTATTACAGATGGAGTACGGAAAGCCTCAGAAGCTTCCAGACGGTCGGTATTTCCTGCGCATTTCAGGAAAGACTCAGCAGGTGAATAGTCTCGTGCTTCAGGATACACTCGATACCAAGACGGTCAAGTTCAAGGTTCCAGAGGGCTCTTCAGATATTTTCAAGACAATTGATGAGGAACTCCTCGCCCAGGCCAAGGCGTCCAAGGTGGAGTGGTTCGGCAAGGAGCTTTCGGACGAGACGATCCTGAACGCCTTTCAGGAGAGCGTCACAGATGGGATTTTGGACGCCTCCTTGGCCACAGTCAAGGGTCAGGTGACCACGACCGCTTTTGATACGCAGAAGAACCCGGTCGAACTCCAGGCCGTCAAGGCGGAGACCAAGTGCGACTTGGTGCTCGAGTTGGCCGGTCTGTGGTTCCTAAAAAAGTCGTTCGGTCCCATCTGGCGTGTGCTCCAGGTGCGCGTCCGGGGTGTTGCCACCGCCCCGACCCCCAAGGAGTACATGTTCACGGACGAGCCCGTGGACGATGAGGACCCAGCGGATTTCCTAGACTGAAAAAAGTTCCAGGGAGTTGGACATCTGGGTCCTTCGGACCCACTTGGAAAAAATATCCCAACTTAGTATAAATGAATCGCAAGAGTCTCGCGATCGTTGTCCTCGTAGTCATTATTTTGTTCCTCCTGTTCAGCGGCCGGAAGAGCGGGTACGCGGCACCTGATCAGGGCGCGGTGATGGGTATGAATGTGGGCACCGCCGCCGTGACCAGCGGCGGTGCAGCTCAAACCGAGCGTATTTCCGCCGCCCCCGTGATGAGCATGGGTGACAACATCGGTCAGTCCGTGTCGTCCGCCAGCCTGATCCCCCGCGACGTTGTCGCCACTGAGGACTTTGGCCAGTTCAGCCCAGACAAGATCCTAGGCAACCAGAACTACCTGGACCCACGCAGCCAGATTGGTTACCCCGAGACGCTGGGCGGTGTTCTGCGTAACGCCAACCAGGACTTCCGTTCCGAGCCCCTGAACCCCCGCACCCCAGTGAGCATCTTCAACCTCAGCACGATTCCTCCAGATGTCATGCGGCCCAAGTTTGAGATTGATTATGAGTATCAGTAGCCAGTTCCGTAGGAACTGTTTCCCGCGAAGCCCCGAGTCAAAGTCCTGCAGACTTGTCCGCCCGCGCCTTCGAATAGTTAAAAAAATGGTCCTTTCTATCAGAAAATGGATTTTAAAACCGCTATGACTGAGTGGGTCGCCCTCAAGGCCCAGTTGGCCGCAGCTCGCAAAGATCTCGGAACGTTGAACAAACGTGAAAAGGATCTTCGCAAGTTTGTGACGCTTCACATGCAGCAGAACGAGATTGACGCCGTAAAGGTTCAGGACAAGATCAAGGTCAATTTGAAAAAGAAAAAGGTCAAGGGCTCAATCACCAAGGAGGTTATTCTCAGGGGTCTTCGTACGTTCTTCGGTGGCAACGAAGCCCAGGTGGAGGGGGCCTGGAACGCTATTCAGGACTCGGCTCCGACCAAGGAGACGGCATCCGTGACCGTAACAGGCCTTAAGGACGTGACACCCTAAATATTCAAGTAAAAATGGGTGTCAATGACGAGTATTCGCGAGATGCATACCTCGGTGAACACTATGCGTACAACTCTGACGAGGACCCCGATGAGTTTGATTCTCAGCTCGACCCTGAGGATTGGCAAGCCGTGTATTCCGAAGACCTTTTGGACGCGTGGATGATAATCTACGACGAGCTCCAGCGGAACTATCTGACGCACGTTGTCAAGTACTCTCAATTTGTTGATTTTGTGATGACACCCTGGAAGTGGCGGCCCGTCACCGACCCCAAGCCGACGCACAAACGTCTATGGACCGAAATGTCAACCATCGAGACGATCGACGATCGGGTCTGGGAAGACCAGTTTCACGGGTGGGCTCAGCACTATTTGCGGGCGCTGGCGTAAAGAACCGACCACGCAGTGGTCGTGGCGCTCCGCGGTAACAAACCTATATAAGGGAGCCCTTCGGGCTCAAATTATATAGCTTTATATAAATGATCGACATAACAGGACCAAAAGTCCTCGTGCCGACCATCCTTTTTGCTCTCTTGAGTCCAGGGCTTTTGCTTAGCCTCCCACCAAGTTCTGGACTTTTGATACAGGTACTCTTCCATGCCTTGGTCTTGGCTCTTTTGTCTTGGACTATTATTCATTTTGTTTTCAAATTCACATTGACTCCGGCCGACTTGATTGTTCCGGCCATCCTCTTTATCCTTTTGACTCCAGGTGTTATCTTGACTTTACCACCCAACGGTGGACCCATATTCTTTTCGGGTCAGACGGGTATAGTGCCCATACTTGTTCACACACTCGTCTTTTCGATAGTGTGGGCAAGTACACGTGGTTTCTTTCCCCGGTTCTATTAGAAGATGAAAAATCTAATCATAGGCCCAGGTGCCATGGGGTTCTTTTTGTTTCTCGGTGTCGTATCGAGATTCAAAAGGGAAGGTCAACTCGATGATCTCGAGGCTATTTCTGGATCTTCAGCCGGAGCACTCCTTGGGTTTCTATTTTGCCTTACAAAAGGAGACCCAACAAAGATTCTTGATTTCGCTCTGAACGTTCCTTTAAAGCAAATAATGAAACCAAATATCAAGTGTCTCCTCAAAAATTACGGACTTATTCCACATACAAAAGTCAGAAAAGTCTTCGTGGAAGCGTGTCAGTTTTTTATAGGAAAAGACGACGTGACTTTTCAGGAACTCTATGAGTTGCACCCTATGAAACTCCACGTATCGGCCTATTGCGTGGACTTTATGAAGACTGTGTACTTTTCGGTCGACACGACCCCTTCTATGAGTGTCCTAGACGCCGTATGTGCCTCGGTCGCCATACCTTTCCTCTTTTCGAGTGTAAAATTGAAGGATGGATGGAACTACATAGATGGCGGTACGGCCGAGTCCACCCCCGGTGGTCCTTTCCTTGGACAAGAGGCCTTTGCGTTAAAACTCGCATGGAACAGACTCGAAAAGGTCAAGGATCTCAAGACGTACGCCATAGGTATTCTCTATTCTACTATGAAATTGAGACATGCGTATGACTTTCCATCCTTGGACCTTGAACTTCTCGGTGAAGATATGTTCGACTTTAGTGCGTCAAACGACGCGAAGCTCAAGTTGTTTTTGAAGGGTTATGAGCAGGGCACCCGATAGGGCGGCCTGTGAGGTCGGAGGCCTCCCCCGGGCGGTCTAGGACCTGCGGTCCTAGAACTTTTTTCCCTCCTAAAAATAACAAAAGATGCGTACCATTATTCGATCAGGATACGTTCAGCACCGTAAGTCTAAGCGTATCACGGTTCACAGGAAGGATGGAAAGACGTACACGTATACCCGCAAGGCGGGCGTGACGCGCGTGCGCGCCGTGCCCACCAAGGATGTTGGCGCGATAGGTAAGAGCACCAAGGTGATAGGCAAGCTCAGGGCGGGTATGTTGACTCGGTACCACTACCACCCCGTGGAGGCACCCAAGGACCGTCGCCGTGCGCTCGTCAAGGCGGTGACCAAGGGGCACGAGGACCCTCACGCCGTCATCCGTCGTCTCATCGCCATCAGCACGCTGACCAAGCGGACTCTGCCCCGCGCGTCCCGCATCTACAAGGAGGATGCTCGGTGGGTCCACAGCAAGTACTCCAGTATGTTCGGCCGGAAACGCCGTTAATTTCTCGGTTAGTATTAAAATGCCATCCCTTCGTAACATTCGAGGGTCGCGCAAAACAACGACTACTATCAAGCCGCGATCGGCCCCGACGGGGACGTCGCGTCGGCGCACGGCGTCAGTCCGTCCTCGGTCAGCACCCGGACGCATTTCACTCAATAAAGAGTCCATCCTCAAGATGACGAGGACGGAGGCCCGGTCGGCTCTGCGCGTCACGACCCCCATGACCTTTTACAAGATGGGCAAGCGGGGTCTCGTGATGTTTGCGCTCCTGCTCATCATGGCGACCCAACCGACTCAGGCGTTCCTGAACCATTCGGCCGTGTACAGAGAGCCACCGCCGGCCGCACCTGCGCCTGCAAAGCGTTGGTGGCAGTCGTTTGGTGACGGAAAGGAAACAAGCGGTGCGATGCAAGTTGCACGGGCCGGTACGGCTATGACCGTCGCCGTCTCGACAGGCTCTGGAGCCGCCACGGGCGCCGTCATTGCGAGTCAACTCTCATCGACGCCATGGGGACGGTTTATAATGACCCTTGCATGCATAGGGCTTGTCTTGAAGCAGATTCTCGACTATGGAAAAGCACACATGAATCGTCAAACGGCCAAGAATCAAATGGCTTTTATGTCACGTCAATTAGCCGCTCAGGAACGGATGTTGACTATGATGGTCGAGTCTCAACAACGGAGAGGACGTCGCGTAGGGGCACGCACACCTGCCTTGCCTGCCGCGAACCGTTTGGCCTTGCCTGCCATCGCCGCCGCCTAGACCCACACGATAGCATCCCCGATACCAGATACGGGACCTCCTAAAGGCCAAAAAGGTTCTATGGACCATCGACCCGTATGACTCAACACATCAAGGAGGATATGTAAGGCGTATATTTTCCGGGCCCTTGAATTTTGGATCAAAATTAAGAACAAAAAGGAATGAGGAACCTTGTACAAGACTGAGTACGCCACCCACCAGTCTTGTATGAGAGACCATGGAACCGGCCATGGAATCAAAAGAATCATGGGGAGGTCCGGAGCTACGGACCAGAAGGCGTCGGACCACGATGCCGCCCCAAACGCAAGTTGTGTACAAAAGATGTGTTGAGGCCAAAGCATCTTCCCTTAAAAGAGACGGACGTGTACCTTTTAATGGAGGAACGCCTTCGAACTATTTCTGATGATATTTGGACCTCTTTAGGTCCGGGGTACTCCGAGTCCGTGTACCACTGTGCGTTTGAGGTGGCGCTCCGTAAACGCAACATGCCATACGAGACGGAACGTATCGTGCCTGTGTACTACCAAGGTCAGAATGTCGGACACGTACGGGCCGACCTCATCATAGACCGTAAGGCTGTTGTGGAACTCAAGTCGGTAAGCAAACTCAATGAGACGTACAGAATTCAGACCCGGAACTACCTGACCCTTTTGGGTATCGGGACGGGATACTTGATCAATTTTCCAGACAAAATAGGAGCTCTAGAGTTTGAGAAGATTGAACTCAACCCTGAACCTGTACCGGCACTCACCGTCGAGACGGGACTTGAAGGTTCACCTCTTGAGGTTACACCGTCGGAATAAACTCCCATTTCAATTCATCACAAATTTTCTTCCAAATTTGGTCTTGTACGTACAACTTCTCACGGCTTTTTAAAAGGGGAAAACACGGGAGGTACTGGTCTTCACCAAGCAATTCACTCATTTTGTACAAAACAAAGGAGTAACTCAAAAAGTTTTTACGGTTTGCAGGCTTGTGCTTCTCGAACGGTGCTTGTATGGCATGAAACATGAGTCTTAATTTGTCTTCAAGCGCTTGAGGCATCGTTGGAGGAGTGATGCCACTGACTATAGTTGCTATATATGGTACATGCTCGTAGTACTTGGCGTACCCAAGTTTCTTCAAAAGGGCTTTTACCTTTTCATGAGTAATCTCCGAAAGTTCCTTGACCTTTTGTTTCCTAAATTCAGTTCTTAATTTAGCTATGACCTCTTCGGGAACTGTCGTGGACTCTTTGGCTTGGAACTGGCTTATCCATTCGTTAAAGTGGTTTTCCCTCTTGTACGAATACACTATGTGTTTCTCAAGGTCCTGTTCCTCCTTGAAACCCACCTCATCTCCCAGTATGTACTCGGTAGCTCCACACTCTTTACAAATCTCTTCGGATGCAGACTCGTCAAACACGCGGGAGTACATGGCTCCACACTGCGTACAGGGTTTCTCGTGAATATCCTTGTCCGGTGTGACGTACTCGTACCCGTCCTCAACCTCTTTGAGGTATTTCTTGTATATATCGTTACGTTGAACACCTTTACGGGACGATATCTGTACACCCGCCACCTTTTTCGTGGACGTAGTTGTCGTCTGTTCAACCTCCTTCGTATATTCCTTTAGTACCGGAACACACGAAAGAAGATACTCGGCCAGTTCAGCCTCTGACGTACACGCACGTATCCTTTCTTCGTACCTGGCCTCCATATATTTTTATCATATATAAACTTTAATTAGTCAGCCTCAACCTTAGGTGCCAAGTAAAACTTCAAGTCCCCAAGATTTGCAATTGTGTACCGAAATATGATTGGCATGTTTTCATTCTCAGAATCTTGCATGAGCTGAACACTCGAACACATATTGGTCGCCTTGGTAAACAGGTTAATGTACTTGAGACTGAACGTACTTCCGGTCCGCTTGACCGTATCGGGAAACTCTATGACTGTCTTTTGGTCGGCAAAGTCTCCCTTGCAGCTCAGCTCCAGCGTGTTCCCATCACGTATGATGTCCATCTCGGTCGCAAGGTTGCCCATGTCCCTCGTGATGCGTTGAAAGTCTATAGCGGGCAGAGTCGTCACGACATTCATCTGAATATCAGGAAACTCGAGTATGTCCTCGTTAATGTCCAGCAATTTTAGTTTGAAATTGGTCGAAGATTTCTTGTCCGGATTCTCTATGAAAATCTCCATATAGTCCCGACCCTCGATCCGAACAAACAAAGTGTCTTGTCCGGAGACTGACTTGAGGAGCTTGTACACGTTGGCCATGTTCAGACCGGCAATGATGTCCGTGGGACACTCGTACTCTTCAAAGTTATCAGCGCTCAGGTCCATATGGACAAGAGTCACGCGGGCAGTGTCTAGAGTCAAGATGTGAATACCCCTTTTGGTAAAATAGACATTCACATCGTTGATGATATCTTTCAGGACCTCAAAGACCGACTTGAGGGCCGACGCTTGAATCGTGCGAAAATGCATCTTAATTTTCAAAGCGCGTTATATCTTTAAGACCGAGACCGAGTTCGAGACGCAGTCTCGGACTCGTGATCCCCTACTTGTCACACTTGAGTCCTTCGGACTCGACTGGTCAAGGGAGCTCCGCTCCCGTCGGACCGGAGGTCCTCCTACTTCCTCTGTGCCTGATACGCGTCCATAACACTCATTGATATTTTTGACTCTAATTCAGGAGTTAAAATAGGCTGAAGAGACTCGCCGTACTTGTCTAGATCAAACATACCTGGGTTGTCCGACCCGTCGAGATTCTGACATAGACCCCCGCTACAGTCCCAGGACTCGAACTCTGTCGGAATCATAGACAGAAGCCACGCCTTGACTTCGCCGCCCACACACATCTGTCCTTCGTTTGTGACCAGTGTAGGTACCCTCGTGATCTTTTTAGAAGGCACGCCTGACGTGGTGACGTTATGGAACCTCATAATCTCGATAAGGGCCGGCTGGGTCTTGATAAACCCGATAATTTCCTGTGAAAATTTGCACTTGTCTGAATAGACCAAAAGCGCCATCTAATTTATGTTGAGGGTTTTTGGGGGGACCCGGGAACGCACTTTTTTATTTGTATACAGTAATGAAGGACATTGTGATCCTGGTCCTCGCGGCCCTCGTCCTTTTCTTCCTATGGAATGGTCGTCAGGGGACTACCGTGTCCACGTATGAGGCGGGTGATATAACCCGTGTGGCTCCCGTGCCTCCCCTGGTCGTTCAGGCAATTATTGAAAAGTTCCAAGAGCTCAAGCCTGACTTTGCACCTATCGATACAGTCTTTGTAAACATCCAGCCCGATGGAAGCTACAAGTCTCGTATCATGTTTTTCAATACAAAGCAATTTTTCGGAGCCCAGTTCGATATCAACGCCAAGGTTAACGATGACGGCTCAGTCAACATACTTGATGTTGGAGACGCGAACACAGTAGAAGCTACGATGGGATACAAGCCAGGTGCTTATCAGACCTGGACTGATGTTCAGAAAAACCTTGATGCTCAATTCGAGGGTGCTCTTCAGGGGTACAAGAACCAGCCTCCCCAGCCAAACTTGTCGAGTATTCCAGCTGCGTATCAGCAGAACATGGTCGTGACTCAGAGCAATCTCCAGACCCGGGAGTAGGACAGTCCGAAGGACTGGACACCGCGTACCTATTCCCCTCCAAAATTAACCACTTAGAATAGATGGCTGTATCAGCCAAACAGATTGTCGCTTCTGAAAAGAAGCGGGACCTTGCGAAAAAAGAGTACTACCGTGCCCTTCTTGAGCAATTTTGTCGTAAAATTAAGGTGGCTTCAGACCTTGGAAGTCGTGATGCGATACTCACAGTCCCTCCCTTTGTCGTAGGCTTTCCCAGATACGACCTTCCACAGACTGTCGGGTACATGTGTCGCCAACTCCAAAGGCTCGGGTACATAGTGAACCTCGTTGGTCCGCTTGATATCCGTGTTCAGTGGACCAAGGCGGCGGCTCTCGACACGGAGATGGAAAAGGAAGAGGTCGATCCGGGCGTGTACCTCCCAAGCCTCGCCAACCTCAAAAAGACTGCAGAGAAACTCAGAATCACGAAAAAACACTAAAGTTTTACTCTCACCAGGTACTAAAATGGACCTTTTGAACGAGTCCGAGCGCCGGTTCACGAAAAAGCTTTGTGACGCTATGATTCCCGTGATGATCGAAGCCTTTTGGGAGATTTGGCTCGAGGCCAAGAAGGAGTCCCAGGGCAAAAACACCACGCGAGTCTTCCAGGAGCTGCTTCGGGGTGTCAAGACCTGGAACTCTTCAATTTCACTCAAAAATACGGAAGCCATCATAAAGAACCAGTCTTTGTTCCCCAACCTCCTTGCGGCCGTATTCGTTATTCACGTCAAGATCTTGAGTGCGATACGGACCGACAAAAAGTCCAAAAAGATCAGTATCAAGCTTCCGGCCAACGACGTCTTTGTCCAACGGTGTTACGAGGCCTGTGCCAAGGACCTGTACGAGAGTCCCAGTATCATCGTGGACCAAAAGTCCGAGGAGGAGAGAAAAGAGGTGTTGACTGCCCGATTTTGTAAGAGGATTGGCGAAGTTATTGAAGACCTCGTCCCAACAGCCGAGATTCTCAATACGTACCTTCCCCTTCCAGCTGCGGGTGAAGACCTGGATATGGATCATGAGGACGAAGAGGGTGATGAAGATGTCCCAGACTTGGCCGATGATGTTCCACCCGAAGAAAACCTCGACACCCTCCCCCAAAACACGGGGAACATGGAGTTTGGAAAGACACCAGGCGGTGTTGATACAGCCGTGACCGTGAACAATTCCCTGACTCCGCCAGACGTTCCAGGAACGACGCCACCTCCAAACGACGACGGTGAGTCTCTGTTCCCAGATGCGCCCACAAAAATTCAAAAATTAAACCACTCGTAATAATAGAATGATTGATCAATACTGTCGCGAGCCCATGAGCGCCGCAGCGATTGCTGCAGCAGTCGTCGTTGCTTACGTCTATTTGAAATCAAAACTTAATAACGAAGGAAAGATGAAAAACTCGGACTATTTCAAGCCTGCTTTTCTTGTGGGTCTCCTTGTGTACTTCATAGTGAGCCAAGGTCAGGGTGATTCTGGGCCAGTTATGAAAGAGCCTTTTTAACTTAAAAACATAAGTTTTTAACTTTGCTAGGATGACCACCGTAAAAGCGTTCGATGAGATGATGAATCAGTTCCTCGGGGAGCTCAGTACCGTGTTCCCCGATGAGCCCGCAAAGACGGGTCCAGACTGCAAGACGTTTATGAAGCAGGTTGCGCCGTGGGCCGGTCAAATGACTGCTCACGACGAGTCTTTCTTTTGCGAAGAAAATGAGTTTGCAAAGGGTCTGAACCTTCACGCCATCTGGAAACGCGAGGACTGCTCAGCCAACACAAAGCAGGCTATTTGGCAGTACCTTTCGTCCATGTACATGATTGCGACGACCCTGAGTATGTTCCCTCCAGAGACGCTCAGCGCCATCGAGGCAGCCGCTGAGAACTGTGCCAAGAACATGAAGATGGGTCCGAACGGTCAGCCAGACGAGGCGTCTTTGATGGCCGGTGTCAACAGTATGCTGAGTCAGATGATGGGCGGAGGCGCAGGAAACCCGTTCGCGTCCTTGCTCGGTCCCCCACCGACCCCGAGGCGGCAGGCCTTGCCCCCTTCAGGCAAAAAGAAAAAGAATCTCCGTAAATAGAAGTAATGGATCCCAAAGAAGTCTTCAAGTCGAGTGACCTTTTGACTTTTTGGCCCACGGCAACACAGACGGCTAAACAGCGCGTCTCGGCGACGACACGTTTCATCCTGTATGCCATGTGTATCGTATATATCATAAACAAGGACCCGCGTATCTTTGCCCTCGGTGGCGTCGCCCTTGCAATTCTGTACTATATGGCGACAACGAATATGATCAAAGATGGTTCCCTTCGTTCGGCTATAGGAGACGCTCGGTACTCGACTGTTTTCCGTCCGAACGCGACGCTTCCAACGACCGAAAACTCTATGGGCAACGTGCTTTTGAGCGACTACGTAGACAACCCAGACCGACCAGCAGCCGCGTGGTACCCAAGCATACGGGGTCAGGTCCAGCAGGTCTGGAGCCAGATTCACCCGTTCGAGCGTCAGCGTGATGCCGAGCGTAATTTCTACTCCATGCCCGCAACAACGATTCCAAACGACCAAACAGCCTTTGCACAGGCGGCGTACGGCAGGCCCTTTGCCGCCAAGTGTCACGACCAGGGTGGTGCAGCATGCGATCCAGACCGGTTCTACTCCACGTTCCCAGAGCGTGTCCAGATGGAGGCTGGAAACGGACGTTAAAAATAAATATAAGTCTACATTAATAATGCCGACGCTTGATATAAGCCCTTTGACTCTGGAAAAAGGTGTGTTTTATGGCCCGGCTCAGGTGGTTCTGGCGGACAAAACGGCCGTTGAGGACTCTCTTCGTGAGCAGCCGACAACTTCGTGGAAGAAGGGATGGTCCGAACAGACGTACGACTTTCCCAACACGTACGTGACTTTGCCTCTGCGCGTGATCGATTGGAACCCCATCAACACCTTTGGCGAGTACCAGAACGACCGCTTTGCTCAGCGGTACTACAGCAAGGACCTCAAGACGTGGGAGCGTTAAGCCCCCAATGAGTCCGCAGGACTCCTTGTGTTCCCCAAGGCTCCGGGATCACGAGTCCGTTGGACTCGGTCTTTAGTCCAAAAAAAAGATACATTAATATCAATGGATCCTCTGGCGCTCGCCGCCGTTGTTGGTCTTGTGTTTGCTGGAAAGACTCTTGCGGATGGAAATGACGTTTCCACCGCTCCGAGTCCTCAACCAACAACCACGAAACCCAAAGCTCCACTGACCCGACGTGACGTGGACATGATGGCTGACTCTGTCGGTCACCGTGCAGACGCTTTTGACCTTCGGAACACGAATCCTAACTTTGGTCGCCGTATTAACGATTGGCGTCTTCAGCCCAAAGAGGCTGTTCCGAACCTTCAGGACGTGACACCGACCAACTCGCGGTTTCCGTACGGTCAGCCCGTATATGATTTGTATAACCGCGAGTACGTGACCAATAAGCAGAACAACGTGTCCCCTCTCGAACACCCTATGACGGTCGGCCGAGGTCTAGGCGTTGGTCCAAACGTGCTTGCGGCTGGTGGTTTCCACGATTACTTCCGAGTTTTGCCTACGAATATCAACGAGGAGCGCCTCACCACGCTCGAGGGGCGTTCAGGACCCGCCAATCCCGTGGTCAAGAACGGCGGTGCCGCTTACATCGGAGACATTACACACCAGGCGGCCGCTACGAAGACGGCCTATCGTGACCCGGGAGCCTACGGCGGTGGCGGTGCTCAGAGCGCTCTGGTCGGTCCAGAGGGTCGTCCGAACTTCCTCAAGACGAAGAAACCAACGATTCGTGAAGAGACTGGTCTCCGTACAGACACCCTGTCAGACGGTCCTCCGCAGTACAACGTGGCTCAGCCGTACGCAGCCGCTGATGGGTCGTACACGGGTCTTCCTTTGACGCGGTCATCTGGATACCGCACAAAGCCCGATCGCGCCGCAAACGCTGCTCGTATGAATGTTCGCAACGACCCCGTCAACCAGGTGGGTTCTGCAACCCATCTCCGCATCGAGGCGGAGCCTGTTCCAGTTGGGCCCATGGCCATCACAGGAACAAACCAGGGCCGTGGAACCTTGCCCCCGGAGTTCGACGACCCACTCAACGAGTTCAAGTCGAACCCCAATCCACGTGCTTCGAATGGATTTTTGGACATTGCTATCCAGCAGCTCGAAAAGAATCCTTTGGCGTACTCATTGGCCGAGCCCAAAAAGGCTGACCCCGCCATGGGCACATCTCCTTTTAACACGGTTTCCGTCAACTAAAAAAATATGGGTTAGTACTAAATGTCGGGAGGTGTTGTTCAACTCGTCGCCGTCGGCCCTCAGGACGCTTGGCTGACCGGCAAGCCCGAGGTTTCCTTTTACCGGTCCAACTACAAGCGTTACACGCACTACTCCAACTCCGTGGAGCGTCAGGTGATCCAGGGTGCTCCCATCGCTGGCGGCATCTCCACTATCCGTTTCGAGAAGAAGGGTGACTTGCTGAGCTACGTGTACCTGACCGTCCGTGACTCGAACGGTGCTCAGATGGTCAACTTGGACTGGACCAAGGTGATTGATAAGGTTGAGCTCCTCATCGGTGGGCAGATTGTGGACACCCAGGATATCGAGTACATGACCGACATCGAGCCCATCACCGGCGCCCAGAACTTTTCCCAGCGGTACCTGAACCTGAATAGCACAACCTTCAATAACCAGAAGAATACATTCTTGCCCCTCAAGTTTTTCTTTTGCAAGGACTGGTCCGTGTGTCTGCCTCTGATCGGTCTGCAGTTCCACGACGTGGAGGTTCGCATCACCTGGTCTCCATACCTGAGCCAGAACATCACCATCGGTAACACCACATACCCGGTGCTCCCTCCTCAGCCCCAGGCAACTGCCAACATTCTGTCCGACGTTGTTTTGAGCTCCAACTTGGCGAACGTGGTTCTGACCCAGACGACAGGCCCCATTTTCCCAGGTATGCTCGTGGTTGGTCAGACGGCCAATCTGCAGACCAACGTTGCCGTTGTGCAGTCCTTCTCGAACATCTCGTACACGACTGGTATTCAGGGTGGTCTGTCCAACGTGGTCATTTCCTTCTCCAACGCATCCAACAACTTCATGGGTAGCGCCTTCCTCACTGGAAACGTCGCAAGCTTGTACGCCCCGACGTGCGCCGCCCAGGTCAACGTTGCGTCCGCAATCACTGTGGCGTCTGGTCTCAGCTCACTGGCTCTTCCACTCAACCAGCTTGTGAGCCCTCTCGGCCAAGGTGGTGTTCAGCTCGGCCAGTACGTGGCTGGTCTGCCTATGACTGGCCCAGTGTACGTGTCGAGCGTGTCGAACATTGCGAACAGTAACGTGACCGTTTCTTTCCCCGCGACCGCACAGGCCACATCCATTCCCCCGTATCTGACCGTCTCTTTCGTCACCGGTACGGCCAACACCACCACTACGTACAGCTCGCTCCAGTTCCAGGCCTGGTCGAACTTCGTGTACCTGGACCAGTCTGAGCGCGACTACTTTGCCAAGGCGCCCCAGAACGACTTGCTCATCACCCAGGTGCAGCGTGTTGTGCTCGGCACCAACCCCGTCCAGGAGTTGGCCCTGGCTCAGCCTGTCAAGTTCCTGGCCTTCCCTTGTGTCAACTACGCTCAGCTCTACGCCAACGGCAACGGCTCTCTGAACGCCTCCAACTACCAGCTCAAGACCCAGGTCAACGGCGTGGATGTCGGCGACTCTCGGGCCCTGATTCACTTCTGTGATGTTCCCCAGTACTACAACACACCCTTCGGATACGTGCACAACAACAGCACGGCCAACGTGGCCATCATTTCTTACTGCCTGGACACGTCCAAGCTCCAGCCCACTGGCACGCTGAACTTTAGCCGTCTGGACACGTTCCGTATCGTTGTGCCCCCGACCCTGACAAACGGTGTCTACGGTCTGTACAACACCAACATCACGAGCGCGTACCCAACGCCTTACCTGTACGCGGTCAACTACAACATTCTGCGTATCCAGAACGGTCTCGGCTCGATTCTGTACGCGAACTAAAACCTGGAAGAAAATTAGAAAATGCACTGGATATTTTGGGCCGTACTTGCGTGTCTTGTATTTTTAGCTTCGTACAACCCACGTACGGGAAATTTGACCAAATTTTTTGCCCCAGAAACATCAGTAGATGGACCCAGTCCCTCGAGAAGCCGTGCGAGAGCGCCACAAAGCGATAGCGATACCGATGAGTAAAGTGAACGACACACAACACTTTCTGATCGTCCATGACCGGCGATACAGAGAGTGGACGTTTGTCACAGGCGGGTGTCGCCGACGCGAGGTCTATAATCCACTTCGGTGTGCGATTCGAGAACTCGAAGAAGAAACACGCGGGCTCATAAACTTAAAAAGGGGGTCCTACTCCTATTTTAAGTTTACGACAAACACACCGGAACCGAGAGATGTCGAAGATGGCGTCGAGGTTCTGAACCACTATCACGTCTATGTATTCAACTTGCCCATGACGTCTACAGAGCACCGCCACATTATCAAGAGGTTTATTGAGGAAAAGAAGAAAATGGAAGGAGCCGAGGTTCCTTTCCGCAAAAATTACGATGAAAATGACGAGTGTCGGTTCGAAACGCTTGGGAGCATAGCGCAGTGTCCGAACCTGTGGCCTATGATTCGTCAGCACGTTTTAGGGAACCCAGAGTTTACTCAGGCGATTGAGACGACCCATTGGACTCCTTTCAATCTGAGGGAATAGCTCCCCCAGTCCCGCAGGGACTGTGTTCCAACCTCGTTTTTTAATTTCCTTCCAAAATTCAGATGACCCGTTCAAAGACCGAGTTGGCGATCATCCTTGTCAAACTTCGAGGTGAGATTACAGACCAGAAGAAGATTGAGAAGGAGGCGGCAAAGCTAGCCAGTGAAATGTCCTTGATGAAATTGTGTTATGAAATTCAAAAGGTGGAGGAGGAGCGGGAAGCGTCAGCTTCCGCGACCCCGGAGGAGCAGACTGTGAAGGCAGAGGCCCCAAAGGAGCCCGAGCCCCCAAAAAAGTCTGAGGAAGCACCAAAGGAGCCCGAGCCCGTGGAACTTACCAAAAAGGAAGAGGCTATCGTCGAGGAACTCAAGGCTCCCGAAAAGGCAACTGTGAAGCAAAGGCACAAACACATTTTGTCATGGCTTTTGGACTCTTCAAGTGAGGACGAAGCTTAGAGGTGTGAGTGTCTTTAGAACTAAGATGTCCATAGAACGATGGATGGTTCCACACGGCCCGGGGACGCATGTCCTCATGTCAGGTGGAATACTGTGCGTACCCCCGGAAGAGACCCAAGACTTCTACCGAGAGTACATAGAAGCGATCAATTTAGGATCAAAATTGTATGTCGTCGAACAAAAGACGGAAAGTTTCAAGTTTTTCGTAGACTTGGACTATAAGGCACCTGAAAAGTTGACCGATGAAGACCTTGTTCAATTTTGTTCTATAATTCACAAATCCTTGGAAACCTCAAGCCCATGTCTCATTTCCAAGGCTAGACCACGATCTATAGGTGAAGGTCTGATCAAGTCTGGGGTTCACATACACTGGCCGAACCTGATCGTGTCTCGGACTCAAGCCATGAATTTAAGATCAAAAATAGTGACGAGTTTGTCGGCCGATTTCCCCTTTGATTGGGACAAGGTGATAGACTCTTCGGTCTATGGTGGGTCTGGTCTTCGGATGTTATGGTCACATAAGAAACCCACAGGTGACCCCTACGTGCCTTGGAGGTCCCTGGATGGACGGGAGTTTTCCAAAATGGCAAACGTAGATACTTTGGCTTTGTTTTCCGTCCGTACGGACGAAGAGGTACAACAAACGGAAGTCTTGACCGATACAGAACCTCTCGAAGACTTTGTCCAAAAGTACATGGAGGGTCAGAGTCAGGCACATATCAAAAAGGTTCAGAGACACGAGCACAACGGCTGGTTTGCTCAGACAGACTCCAAATTTTGTGAACGAATTCGAAAGGAACACAAGTCGAACCACGTATGGTTTTCTATACACTCAGGACGTATTTCTCAGAGGTGTCTTGATGAGGAGTGTGCCGAGTTCAAAGGAACCGAACATATTCTTCCTCCTTCTATAGTAGAGCGACTCAAAGATGTTGCTATTGTGGGTAGTCCTCCTTCTTGTTTTCTTATGGATATTTTTCCCGATGGGCCCAGGGAGACGCTTCAAAAAGTACGAAAAGATGGTCCATCCGTACTCGGGTCTGGACCCAGTAAGTTGGCAAAGGTTTCTGGACAATCTCCACACGTTCGAACAGTTGGCTTTGACCCGTTTGGATGATGCGACAGAAGCTCTGTACGCCGCCACAGAGAACATCAAGGACCTAGGACTCGGACTCCGACGGGCCGACGACGCGGACATACAAGAAAAGCTCGCCGAGATGGCGTTTCAGTTGGGGTACGAAGGTGAACTTATTTTGAATCAAAATGCACTTGATCAAGGACTTTACTTCTTCCCACGTTACTTAAACGAATCGTTAATGGAGTATCCAGAATATGCCGACACGCGCGACCCGGGTCCCGTCAGAAGCCACGGGCAGTGAGATCAACTCCGCAGGAGTTGGAAACCTTGTGACCCTCGCCGAAGCTGCTGCCACCCTCGAGACCGAAGCTGCTGCGACCACGCGGACACGCTCGGGTCGCGTTTCCAAGCCCCCTGTACGTTACGAGCCTGTTGAACAGGTCGAGGACGACTACGCGCCCGAGGACTACGACACGGAAGATGAAGGTGAATCCTCAGAGGACATCTCGACCGATGACGAGGACGAGGAGGATGATGAATCTGATGCAGATGAAGATGGAAATTTAGACGGATTTGTTGTACCAGATAAAAGTGAGAGTGATGGAAGTGACAGTGACGAAGAGGATGGAGAACCTGCCGTTCCTGTCGCAAAGCGCCGAGCCGTCGTTAAGAAACGCCCCGCAACCGCAGCCCGAGCCTGAGCCCCGTCCTCGAGCTTGGACTCCTCATCAAGAAGACTTTGATGAGCCTCCACCCAGACGTTTTGTTCCCGCGTTCGAACCACCGGCGCGTCAACAGAATGTCCTTGAATCAATAAAAGATAATCAAGTTGCTCTTATTTTGATTGGTATTGTTATTGGTGTACTTATTATGAATATGCGGCCCATCATCGTGAACCCTATGAAGTGATGGCGTATAAAGGTGCGTTCTTTACGTAATCATCGTTTCCAACAAAATCTCCAATAGGACCTGTACGGTTCGCATACACATCCTCTTGTAAGAACCCTGTCCAGGCGTTTACACGAGTTTGATCGGCCGGTTCCATCTGGCGAAACACATCATATTGTGATGGAGACTCTTCCGGTGGTGGAGGCTGTGACTTTAAAGACGCGTTGACACGGAAAATACTCAAAAACAAAACAAAACCCAAGGCGATGACCGCGCCGATAGGTGCGACATACCCTCGTCTCAAAAGGTACAAACTTGTGAATATAGTCATTGCTCCAGTAATTGCCACGAGGACAGCTTGCCACGTGGGAAGTGCTGTGAAGAACCTTATCAGGTCCGGGGTGTCCATTTTTTAACTAATATACGTAGAGGTTTTTTACTGGTCTGGAACCTCGTCGTCACCGGTCGGAGTCTGCGACTCCTCCCCCTCGGCGATGGAATCAATTTGAACAGCGGGCAAACGACGCTCCTCGATAATCTTGTTCACACGCTCATCGGCCATAGCCACAAGCTCGGCAAGTAGCTTGTCTGGGAACTCCTTGCGAAGCTCCTCGACAATCTCCGCAGGGTGAGGGATCGGGGGGACGTCCGGCTTGGTGTAGTACTTGGAGTTCTCGTCGGATGGGTCGATGTACGGGTAAGGACCTGGTAGAGGCTTGGCCATCATATCACGCTTGCGCTTCTCGAACATCGCAGCGGCCTGGCTCTGGTTCGCTCGGTACTTGGTCATAATCTCCTCGAGCTTCTCGTTCTGATAGTGAACGTCCGCAATCTGCTCACGGTCTGGAGGAATCAAAAGCCACTTGTACATATCCACGACGTAAATGTCAACGAGGGCATCCTCCTTCTGAAGGCGCTTGGCGTGGCTCGCCGCCTCATCACGGGTCGCGAAACACCCGCGAATCTTCATACCCAGCTTCTCATTCTTCTGAGGCAGGTCGGGGCCCACGAACGAAATGCATGCAAACAGCTGGCCAGGAACAGTCAAGTAGTCTTGCTCAAGAGTACCCATATAAAAGGAACAAGCGCTTATTTTTTAAGCTAAATGGCGCAAACAAGTGAGCACATGCGCAAAATGCACAACGATGCAAAACGCCAATTGATTCAGCGGTGGGTCCTTCCCGGGACGAAAGTGCTCGACTGTGGGTGCGGTCGCGGCGGGGACTGGCACAAGTGGAAGGCGGCCAAGGTCCACGTGTTTGCCATTGACCCGGACGAAGAGTCTCTCCGTGAGGCGGAGCAGCGGGCCCACGATATTCAGTTCGGCGTCTGGTTCCTTGGAACGGGCAGTATCATTCAGGCGGCTTTTGCCGGTCCGTACGATGCCATCTGTTACAACTTTTCGCTCCAGTACATTTGCGAAGACCCTCCGACGTACCGAGCCTCTCTCAAAGCGATCGCCTGTTCCCTGAACCCGAACGGCCTCCTGTTCGGTGTCGTACCTGAGAAGGCCCGGGCCGAGGCGCTCGTGGACCAGTACGGACACTTCAAGGACCCCTTGGGCAACGAGTTTGCTTTGCTCCAGGGTGGGCGGCGGCTCAACGTTCGCCTGGTCGATGGACCGTTTTACGCAGACGGTGGGCGTGAAGAGCCTGTCCTGGATGCCTCTGTCCTCGTCAAGGACCTTGCAGTCCTCGGACTCGACTTGGTCATGTGGGAACCTATGCTTCCTCAACCCACAGGACTCATCTCCGATTTGTACTCAAAATTTGTCTTTCGTAAGACTAGGTAAAAGATGATCTGGCCGGTCATCGCGGGTATTTTGTTTGTGCTTTTACTTTTGGTATTCCGGTACTACCAGGAGCCTCCAATGTTGACGGAACTCAAGCAAAGGTACTGGGCCACACTGGATATGCTCCGTCAGACGGGTGATCCGATGTGGTCCGGAGTCCTACGGCCTTCTATCCTTACAGGTATGCGTGGTTGGGACAGGTCCAAGGGTCCCATAGGTTCTAACGTCAATAAGGGATACGAAATATACATCTGCCTGGATGGAGACGATGTAAACTCGGCAATGTACGTGCTCATACACGAATTGGCACACATGTCTGTACCCGAGTACGATCATACGACGAATTTTTGGACGAATTTCGAAGCTCTAAAAAGCCTTTGCGTTCAGAACGGCCTGTACAAGTTGGACGGGGAACGCAAGTATTGCGGGGACGTGGTGAAAGACGGCGGGAGTTCCGAAGGAACTCGGTCTTTCGACTCTTAGGGATCACAGCCCGGACACTAACGTGTCCGCCCTGGTCTCAATTCCGGTCAATCAAGTACTTTTTGATAATGTAAAACACGAGAGCCGCAATGAAGGCTGTCACGGCCAAGCCTGTGAGCGACACGTCACCCGACTCGCCCACAAACTTGGGGACCATATTGCGAAGCCGGGACTGAACGGGCTTGGAGAAGGCGACCACGGCGGCAACACCTGCCAAAGCCGCCTGGAACTGCTCATCCGTGAGACCGAAAGGGTTAGCGGATGCCGCCTTTTTCTTGGACTGTGGCGCATTCATAAGAGAGGCTGAAGGTGCCTGTGGCTGCTGAGGGGGCCCACCGTATGGTGACCCGGACACCTCGTTCTGCATAAGTTCTTCAATTGATGTGGAAAAGTCAGCCATTTGAGATTCGTCAACCTTTTTTTCTAGCTTCAAAAGCCCGGTCGGAACCGTCTTGGCTCCATCCTCTGGTGTTCTGGCGAGTGCTTGACGGGCGAGTTCTTCATTGACCGGGGGAGGAGGAATTTCACTTATAAGAGTACTCGCGTCTGGGTCATAGGTCAGCATCCTTTCTGATTTTTAAAACGAAAATACGATGGAAGGTCAAGCGCGCTTGACGACGTTGACTGACCCGCCTCGTCTCTTGACGACGGGTTCGGGCTGAGCCGGTCTCAGAGCGGCCCGCGGGTTATAGTGTCTCTGGTGGTACTGCCAAAACGCCGGTGAACCTACGTGGAAGTTCCGACGAATAGGTGCTTTGTACCAAAAGACGCAATCCGTGATACGGTTCGACTTGGAGGTGTTATCAAGGACGAGACACTCGTAGTTTTCAGTACAAGCATCCATGACCTGACAAAACTGGTCAAAGGTCGGGAACACACCGAAAAAGGCTTTATACAGATTCTCACGGTTCTGTCGGACGTTATCACGGAGCGCAAAGACATAGTCCACGTTGGTACGGATCATAGGGGTCATATCCATACAGTACTGGGTCGTCATCATAAAGAAAATCTTCCAGTGACGACCATTCATAAAGAGTTGGCGGATGGCTGTATCACGCATAAAGGACCGGTCGTACATACAATCGTCCATAAGGACAAAGACGGGGCTACACTTTCCAGCAGCCAAGAGCTTCTTTTGACGATCGATGATTCGCTCAAGGGCATCACGGTTATAGTCCCCAAAGACAAAGAGGTCCGGTATGAATTGTTTATAGTACCCGTTTCCCTCCTCAGTCCCTGACATGGCAATACCGGCTGGTAAGTGTTTTTTGTGCCACAAAATGTCCGTGACGAGCGTTGACTTGCCCGTCCCACGTTTCCCTATAAAAACACAGACCTTATCATCGGCCATCCTGGATGGGTCGAACTTTCGGAGTGTCAAAGCCATACTCCTTCCTGCAATTTTGAAACAAAATAGGAGGTGCCCTGAAGCGCAGCCGCCTTAAAGTTTCGGGTCGTTTTCAAACTAAATGAAGTCTGGTCAGGGCGACATGGATACGACGCAGATTGAGAATGCCGCCATGGACCTTTTCTTACCCGTCATGGAATCAGCAACCGTCTTGGCCGCACACTACACCAAGGCGTGTGGCCGAACCTGTATTATGGCCCAGGACATGAGTTACGGTCTCATGTACGCGGCTCGGAACGTAACGGGGAAACATACGGGATCTCTGTATCCCGAGGTTTATGAGGACGAGGACTCTGAGTCCGAGTCGCAGAGCGACTCGTCCGATTCCGAAGAGGACGAAGAGCCTTGGACCCGGTACGAAGGTTCAGACGATATGGCTGTCAAAATGAATGAGTGTGCTGATACTTGGAACCAGTGGGTTCCAGAAAACCCAACTGAACGTGCGTTGAAAAACGCCGTGGACAAAAACTCGTTTTTTGGTAGGGAATGAGGTACTGGGTCGTGGAGGACGACGAGGAGGAAGAAGAAATTAAGTACTCAAATATTGTTCAGGAAGAGGAGTTTGAAGATGAAGATCTACCAGAAGGCTTTGCCGGTCTTCAGACGGGTTCGAACCTTGTAGACGAGGAGACCGAGTACACAGGCCCGAAACCCTGGGATCCTTCAGAAAGTTTTTTTACTTACTTATAGTAAATGGCAGGTGTTGTGTCTTCCGTCGCTCTTCAGCTCGAGACTCAGTCTCTGAATATGATCGTCATGGGTTTCACGTTCGCGGCGGCTATCAGCTGGTTCCATGCCGTTCGGTCCATCGTTGAGAAGTACATCAAGTCAGGCGGGGGCGTGAAGGGTGACCTCTTTGCAGCCCTTGCAACGACCCTCCTGGCCATCGTCGTCTTCCTGGTCATCAAGGGTGTGGCCCGGAACGTCAAGGTCAAGGAGCCAAGCGATGTTGTGTACGCGGTCACGGCCTAAGAGCCGAGTCGTGGTCGCGGCCCCGGTGGGACTCCAGGGCCTACGAGTCCAGGGGCTTGGAGTCCAGACCCCAACGGGGTCTGTCCGAACGTCTTATAAGCTACAAAAGCCCCAATAATAACTAAAACTATGATCCACCAGTGGAAACGCCTCTTTGGCTCGGGTGGTGGAGGCGGCATGATTTTCATCGCCTCCACGATTCGTTTAATTTCAATCTGTTCGAGCGGCTCAGGCGGCGGGAGCGTCGGCCGAGGGTCAGCACGCAAGTACACACGCAGGACAAAGGCGTTTGTGTTCCAGCCCCGAAAATTCAACAAGTTCCCGTCCCGGTCTATCCACCGAACAGTCAGGCGTTGTAAAGAGTTGATGGGTTCAGGGTAGTCTACACTGATTCGGTAGTCCTTATTTTCATGAAAATTCTTTATACAGGACGAGCCCACATCCATAATGATGGGTGCAAAGGCCCTATTCGCATTTGATCCTGAAATTGTTCCGGTCGTCCCCTGAAGCGCCCCAGTATCTACATGAAAAGGGGTTCTCAATTCATCCACATCCAGAAAGATGTAGTCGTTCAGGGAAAAGTCCACGAGGGTCGAACTCCGTATAACGTAGAGGGCCGAATACGTAGGGTCAGTGTTTGATGCGAGTTCACCCGTCAAGTCTGTTTCGACCGCCATACCAAGCATGGTTCCCAGTTCCTTTGAATGAATTTTGATCGAAAATGGAGAAGGGTTTGCAAAGAGGAAGTGTCCCTCGGCCGCCAGGTAGTTCAGGCCGGGAACGTTTGACGTGGCAGCCGTCACGGCCGCTGCTAGCGTGTATGCCGAATAGAACCCTTGGTTCAGGCTGACGTTACTCGCACCGTTGATGGTCAGAACGTTCGAGCCGTCCGTCAGATTGTACATTGTGTTTGGAACCCGAGCCGAGACCAGGTCGACCCTCTCCACGTTACGTAAAGGCCGGGTCAGGTGCAGAACATACGAGTTTCCTTCAGGGTACAAAGTCACGTCTCTGTTCTGGGAGTCGGCAAAGAGGAGACGCTCCGTCATATCTATTTTTTAGAAAGAAACAAATATAGGACATTTTCAGTAATGGACCCGTATGTTGAGATTCCAAAACCGCCTCCGCCTCAACCCATCGCCGGTCAGTCCCGAGGGGCAGCTGGAGGCGCCATGACGGCCCTTGCCGCTCTGGGACCTCAAGAAGAGTACATGTTCGGCGGAGAGTCCAAATGGATCCCCGAGCTCAGGCAACACTCACCCTTTGTTCAGTCTCACCGTATGCTCAACCCTCTCCAGTCAACCGGGGGCCTTTTTCTGGACCCGACCGCATCGTACTCCATAGACCTCAAACCCCGTGAGTCAGCCGACCTCTTGACGAATATGTACCTTTCGGTCGCTTTACCTGCTTTGCCTACAGGGTACGACTATGGGCCTCTCGTCGGCCGAGCAATCATCAAAAGGGCCGAGTTTATGCTAAACGGTGAAGTCATAGAATCCGTCGAAGATGATTGGTACGTTATTCGGGACCAGCTCTTTTTGGACGCGGACGAAAAGTTGGCCATGTACCAAGCGACCAGTCTCGGTCAATCCGAGGCGAACACCGTCCCAGCAACGTCCCAAGTGAATATGTTGGTCCCTCTTGATTTCTTCTTTTGTCGCCGCCACTCGCACAATCGGACCGATGCGCAACGAAACGAAAAGCCGTACTTTCCCATGTGTGCTCTACGGAGACAGACCATCACTATCCGGTTCACGTTCAATACGGCGGCGTGGATCACGGCGGCTCCTCATGACGTGAATGGAAACCCTATAGACCTCATAAACCCCCGAGTACTCATACAAGAGATTACTCTTTCGGATGCTGAACGTCTGTACTATATGACGACACCTATATCGTACCGAGTTGTTCGAGTATGGAAAGAGGCTGTTCAGGAGTACTCGAACGGTCAAGTCCGTTTGAATTTTAGTGCAAAATTCCCTGTATCCATGATCACCTGGTTTATTCGGAACAACTTGTACGAGACGCCGGGACCGACCTATTACAAACAAAGGTACAATTACGGGTACACGACGGAGTACCTTCCGGCGGCCGTTCCCGTGACCTTTTTCAACGGAGTCGAGATTAAGTTTTTGGACGCTATTCAAAGCGCTACGATTTACCTGAATAATAAGAATATCCTGTCAAACTTCCCAGGGGCCCTGTACTATAGCTACCGCCAGCCCCTTCAGCACGAGCTTTCAGTCCCGACGAAGAACATGTACATGTACTGTTTCGGCGAGAGGCCCAAGGATTATAATAACGTCAAATACATTAACTTTTCAGATTACGATTCTCAGACGTCTCACCTGGACATTACCTTTAACCCGTCCCTGGCCCCTCAGATTGCTCAGGGATACACGCTGTACATGTACTATTACGGGTACTCGACGTTACAGATTAGCGGCGGAAGCTCGAAATTCATTCCTTGAGTACTAACAGAGGAGCATGTCACAGTCTGCTCAAATTATACTTGGCGCTCCGAACCCATTCACCGTCAACCCCTCCATGACATATTTCAAATCAAATTACGAGCCTCAGGACTCTCCTTTGGGTGAGTCCTTTGAGATTCCTTTTGATAATCAACAGGTCCGGTTCGGAACGACGAGCGAGTGTACCCTTCCTGCGTATGGCGATTTGCTTACAAAGGCGTTTTTGCGCACGACCCTTCCGGCTATTTACCCTCCCCAAACAGGTACGTACGTGTTTCCTCAGACCTCAACCTCGTTTTCCGGTGCCCTCCTCGTTCAAAAGAATTTGACGTACGTTACGGCCGATGGCGCGCAACTCACGGCAAATACGGACGGGAGTCACTTTTTCTCCGTCGGGGCCGAAGTCATCTTGTCCGGAACGGCCTATTCGTTCTTCAACTTGGACGGGGTCTATACAATCTCGAGCATTCCGACCGCAAACTCATTCGTGTGTTCCTCGGGCCTTGCAGGTATCTCATACAACGGAAAAGTTTCCACGACGGGTATTCGAGCCGCGCCCGTCGTCGGGTACTATTCGACTCAAAACCTGAATCTGTGGGCGGAGATACCTGTGAACTTGCCGTACACCGCTATAAATGGTCAAATTACAGACCCTGTAGTGAATCTTGTTCCCGGAGAAACTATAAACATTTTTAAAAGTTCAGGTCAAATAACCGGTGAACATATCGTTGCAACTTCAACTGCAAACACGTTTACTGTTACAGACGCATCCATAACTGGAAGTACTACATACGTACTCGTGGATATATTCGGATCTATTTTTACAACAATAGATGGAATTGTCTGGACGCAAAGAACATCTCCGTTCCCGTACACGTACATCAACGATCGGGGTGTTGCGTACGGAAACGGTATATGCATCATTATGTCCCAAACCGGATATACAACATCTACTGATGGTATAACGTGGTCTTCGATACAGCCGTACCCAATACCTTATCCAATGTATCACTCTTTTTATTATATTATTTATGCAGCAGGTTTGTTTGTCACTGTAGGACATGACATTCTCACGTCACCCGATGGTGTCAACTGGACACAACAAACCAATCCAGGTGGTACATGGACGTGCGTCACGTATGGGAACGGTCTGTTTGTTGCGACTGGTGCAGGTATAATGACATCACCCGATGGAGCAAACTGGACGATTCAGAGTGCTCCTCATAACGGGTACACAATTGCGTACGGAAATGGAATTTTCGTTGCTCTCGACGCGAATCTCATGACGTCTACAGACGGAATAAACTGGACGTCCCAAACACCACCCACGGGAGTGGGGTATGTATGGCTTAGTGTAACATACGGAGATGGTATTTTTGTAGCTGTTCAAAACGGTGGTTACGAAGCTGTTATAACATCGACGAATGGTATAGATTGGACGCCTAATTATACTCCTCCAACGGATCAATGGGCTATTGTAACATATTCATCCGGAAAATTCATAGCTGGATCCTTTAGCTCTTCTATAGTATCTTCAGATGGCGGTGGTTCTTGGACCAGTTCATCCGTTTCTGGGATGATTCTCGCCGTGGGCGGAGGTGCCATACAAATATCTCTCACTATAAGTTTCGTTGAACAAGCTATTTTCATTACGTACGACCCCTTACAGAACAAATTCGTATTTAGATCCGTCGTGTATCCGTCCATAACCTTTGCGAACGCACAGGACGCTGCATTTTGGGGGTTTGATTACCTCCAAGGACCTTCGTTTCCCTTTGTGAATGGTGTGCTCGTGTCCCAATGGACCTTGGCCCAGGGCGGGTGGGTCCAGGGGTTTCTTCCTCCGGCCCTTTCAGCCTATGACGATTCCGTGGCGCACAAACTCGTCAAAGAGGCTCGTGTACTCGTCGGTCGCCAAGTGATCAAACGGTACACGGGCGAGTACATGGAACTCGTGAATGATCTCACAATTCCTTATGAAAATAAGGCTATTCTCAAACTCATGAATGGGACCCTGGACTTTACACAGGCCGTCGCCTCTCGCGAATATTACGTGAACATCCCTCTCGGGTGTGATTCCCTTCCCTTGTGTGCCTTGACGCGTCAACAAATGAGTATAGAAATAGACTTTGAAGAGTACCGAAACCTTTCGAACGACCTCAATAAGGGAACGGGCGACTTTTTCGATCCGAACTCGTACTTGACGTATAATGTCTCACAGAACCTCCTCGGGGGTCAACCCTTCAATGTTCTGTCGACCCTTTCGTACCAACAGTACATCTTGCTTTTAACGACAAACGGAACCTTTGTCGTATACGATACGACGAAACCTATAGACGATCCTGGGTCCTATCAAGTCATCACAGCCTTTGCAGGTCAAACGTCCGTCTTTGTCAACTTTGTTGTTCTTGGGAACATTTTGTACATCCAACTCTTGACCGGGTACATAGTGAGTGGTCTTTTGGACGAGCTTATTCAAGGCAACGTATCATCTTTCATTTCGAACAACTACCTCCCTATGAGCATCTCGGACACGGGTCCACCGACGGGAACTATGGTGTGTGATGCCCGGTACTTGTACTATGCTCAAACAAACGTCGCCTCGAACGTCTTTTTCGTTCGGTACGACACACGCACGCCGTTCCAAGCACTCGGTGGGTACACATCATTCAATTTTACTTCAAGTATAAATTCAAACACGACTTCTGTGTACCAAATTTTTTCAACAGGGGTTCAACTTATTGCTTTGACAAACACACCCGGGGAGTTTTACCAATTAAATTTGAATGGAAATTTCACGTCGTCATGGGTTTCTGAAAACTATTCATTTTATGGAACTCAAATCACAGAGGGTGTTCTCATAGGCTCAACTATATACTTTGTTCTTGATGCAACGATCATTTTAGTATGGTCGAATGAGAATTTTGTCCAAGCTGTAAACACAGTTTATAATTCTTTCTTTCTTTTCGTTCCCGCTTTAACAGGGGGTTCACCTAACGGGACAGATTGGGCATACAAATCATCAGATCTTTCTTCTAGTTTTTCCTGGGTAGCATATGGAAATGGTGTATGGGTTTCGTACAACACGAGTACTCAATCATTTATAAAATCCTATGATACGTTGTCATGGACAGCAACACAACAAACAACGGTTGGGGCTGCGAATCACGCAACTGTAGCATATGGAAACGGTGTCTTTGTGTTTGCTCTCGAAAGTAACGTAGCAACATCTTCCGATGGTAATACTTGGACTATAACTACAGCACCAAGCGCACATTTCTCTCTTGTTGCGTTTGGAAATGGTATATTTGTAACGCTTGACGACTCCGCAGGTGTGTCATATATATCTATAAACGGTGTGGTTTGGACGACTGGTTCAAATGCTGCGCCGTTCTGCAATAGAATTTCATTTGCAAATGGGTTTTTCGTAGCTCTGAATGATTTTACAGGTTCAAACTACGTTTCGTCAGATGGAATAACATGGACTGCAGGAAGCTATAGCATACCATTTATAGGTTACGATCCACAGTTTGGATACACCTTTTTCTCCGACCCAACAGCGCCCGTGTATGGAAACGGTGTGTTTGTAGTTTCAGACATTCAGGGTATAATTTCTTCAACAGATGGCGTGACCTGGACACGCGTTCGCAACGTGAACCAGACTGGTTACTGTACGATGTTCGACAACACTCACACGCAAATTCCCGTTCTCCCGTGGGACATTCTTGGTTCTGGATTCAAAAATTTACACGCGGTAGGTACAACAATTTACGCATCATCCTCAAACGCATGTGTTATTGCTATAGACACCACCCAAAATCTAAAGTCTCAGAGTGCATACCAGTACTACTCATCGTCTACAGGAAACTCGCCCATTTCCTTTGCAGGGAACGTTCCCTCCATCTTTGCGAACGGGCCCCGGTACGTGTACATGTTCACAAACGACCCTTCTCAGACGACGACGCCAACAAACGCCATCCGGTACGACCCGTACCCCGTGAACCCGACGCTCCAAGCCTCAATCATCGCGGACTATAAGATTTTACCACCCGGAACTCCGAAACCAACGTGGGCCGAAATCAAGTACATTCAGACCCAACACGTCACGGCGGAAAGCTTTGCAGACCTCCAGATCCTCGGACCCGTCAAGGAGCTCATCGTCACGGGAACACCGACCGCTGCGAACGTGTACCAGTACTCGAACCTCGATGGGGCCGTGTCTTTGACCATCACGGGGAACGAAGAGATTATTACACCTGACGTAGGTACGGTGACGGGGCTCGGGGTCATGGCCCCGTTCCAGACACACACCGTCTTGCCCGTTCGGAACCTCTCTGTGATTCCCTTTGAAATAGACCCCGAGTCCCCAGAACCGAACGGAACCATCAACTTTTCACGCCTTCAGTACCAGAACCTGTCCAACGGTGCTTCTGTATGGGCTTTGTCCTATAACATTCTCAAAATTGAAAGTGGAATTGGTGGTCTAAAGTTTAACTCGCCATACTAGACATGACGACGAATATCGTCAAGGGTGTCACCTTTGTTGCCATTCCAAAAAACGCAAGTACGTCCATCGGGTATTGGCTCCATGTCAACTTTTTGAGGCAAATTACGTATCCGAAAACAGGTGGGGTCCACGCGTCTCTCCCCATGATCGAGGACGCGACCCCCGTAACGTGTGCCGTCGTTCGGAACCCGTGGAGCCGCGTGGTCAGTGCATGGGCCTACGAGAAAAGGAACCCTTTGAAAAGTTTCCTTCGTCGAGAACCTCTCGAGACTCCTTCGTTTGATGATTTTGTTCGAAATTTGAACAAGTATTCGCTTATTGACAGAGCCTGGTTTACATGGGCAACACCTCAGAAGGAATGGATACCCAACGGGGTCACGTACCTTCTCAGGTTTGAGACGATCGAAGAAGATTTTAAACAGATCCAAGAGCTCTTCGGGTGTTTCGCCCCTTTGAAACACACGAATGAATCTGAACATGGAGATTACCGAACGTACTATACACCCGAAACACAGGCGATCGTTGCAGAGCTCTTCAGGGAGGATATAGAAGCATTTAATTACACGTTTTAAAATCTCGCAAAGTACTAGAAATGGTCGTGGCACAGTTCACGCACCAATACGTACGACTTCAGTATCCACAAGATGTCCATTTTGGCGATGATATATCTATATGGATCGCCAAAGCGGGTGGTGACATTGCTCGCCGGAACATGATTCTCCAAGTCACGTGGCCTCAAGCCTGTGGCGTCGACAACTCGGCCGGGACCCGTATGATTGATTTTTTAGAACTTTTGTACGATGATACGCTCATCGAAAGACACTACGGTGAGTCCATCGAGATACATAACGACCTGTGTGTCCCCCAGGGCAAACAGGCAGCCCTGACCACCTTCACGGGCAAAGGCATCACGAGCAACTTGGCATCGTACGCCATCTTGCTCCCCTTGTCTATAGATTTACCCTTGTGTGCCCTCGACAAGGCCCCGGTCCTACGTGTCAAGTTCCGCCCGTCCCTTGAATTTTCAACCATAAATTGGACTCAGCCCATTAACGTCAACCTTTTCGTGGACTATATCTACGTCAGTAAGGCTGAGAGAGACTACCTGAGAAACACACCCATCTTTTACCCGACACAGACTATCCAGCGACTCATATTTACGGTCGGAGACAACGTGACCAAGTGTATTTTTCAAACGGAATTCACACGTATGGTCAAGGAGCTCTATTGGGTCATACAAACGGATGGGGAAGATGCGTACAACTTTACAAACTTTGGACAGGAACAACTCGTCAATCTGAACCTACAGTTTAACAACGTGGATGTTATTCCGGTCGAGGTCGGGACCCCTTTGTTCCTCCACGTCATCCAACCTCTCGAACTCCATACCCGAGTACCCAACATGAATTTCTACATGTACTCCTTTGCCTTGGACCCGGAAAGCAAGAGACAAACAGGTGAAGTGAATTTTGGATCAATATTGAGACAACTTCACACGCTGAACCTGACCCCGTGTGCCTTTTCACGTCAGGTTCGGGTCTATGCTCTTTCGTATAATGTCTTACAACTCAGGAACGGGGCCCTCGTATCACTCACAGACTCTGCACAGGAAGGAGGAACACAAATATCTTAGAGACTAGTAGAATGTACAAGCCCATTTATCCAGGGACGTACTATTTTGACAATTTTACGTTCACATCCCTGGGGAATTCAGGACACAGAGGACCGACGTCTGATCAGACGTATGCCGATGCTCCGTGGCCTTCATCATCTTATTTTTCGATCAAAAACGGTCAACAGAACTGGACGGTCCCTGCAAATGGGACGTACCAGATCACGGCCGCCGGGGCCTATGGCGCCACCCCCGGACGGGTCGTGACGGGTCAGGTGGCACTCAGACAAGATCAGGTTTTGACCATGCTCGTGGGTCAACGCCCTACACCCCTCACAGCGAACGTCCTTGATAACGTGACGGTCGGTGGTGGTGGTGGGACCTTCGTCATGGCTAACGGGATCCCACTCATAGTGGCAAGTGGAGGCGACGGGTCCGGTCCGACCTCGAGTCCGGGATCCTTTTTGCCTTCGGGGAGCGGGACGGGCGGTTCGGGTGCCGGCTACTACGGAAACGGGTCTGGGACAAACCCTTACTTTCAATTTTTGGTTCCATATTCGTACGTCAATGGAGGGTACGGGAACAGTTACGAGTACGGTCAACCGACCTTGCCCGAACAGGGCGGGTTCGGTGGTGGTCAGTCGCCTATCGGGCTTTTGACGGCAATAGATCAGATTACAAACTTGAGATTTAGTATCGTATCCATTTCCGGTAACGGGTCCCAAGCAACGTGTTGTACATACGGACCTCACGGGTTCCCAGTAGGTTCAAACGTGAACATATCAGGAACAACATATTACGACGGTGTGTACCAAATAACATCCGTCCCTGGACTGACATCATTCACTTTTGCAAGCTCCAATACCCAAACCGTATCGGCTCAATTTGATAACCCTCTTGGTCTCATCTTTGATTCGTTTACCCAAAGTTTCTTCGTAGCTGATTTCTTCAATTCGTCTTTAAGACAATTTACTCTGTAGTAGTAATGCGTGTTGTTGTGAGCCTCACATCAATACCACCCCGTCTCCCAAATGTTCACAAAGTTCTACAGTCTGTCATAGATAACCAGAGTGTAGAGCCTGATATCGTGTACCTGAACCTTCCAAAAGTTTTTAAACGTACAGGTGAAATATCTGACCCGTCTCTCTTACAGTACAGCCACCCAAAACTCAAAATTGTAGAGTGTGAAGATTACGGACCCATAACGAAGATTCTTCCGGGTCTTGAAATTGAACAAGGAAACAAGGAGACTGTACTTATTATCGTTGACGATGATATTCTGTATCACGGAGACTTCATAGAAAAGTTTATAGATATGGCTCGAAAACACCCCGGATGTGCTATCATTCGCGGGTTTGGTGATCGACAATATCCTTTGAGTCCCGTCCCTATAAACGACGGTCAGGGTCCCACGATTCCGTACAACTTTATGGGGACTCTTTTACCTGTGGGTCACATGGACTTTGAAGACTTTAAAAACTTTGTCATGCTTGCAATTGCTGATTCAGAGTGTTTTCGGTCTGATGACTATGTGCTTGGTGCATACCTTGCGAGTCGGCGTATCCCGAGAGTCCTTTTGAATGATCACTTTCCTATATTCACACCAGACCACACGTCTGGAAACTCCCTGACGGCTATTCAGAATGGAAACCCACCGACGCGATACATCATGTGCTACAAATACTTGCGTGACTTGATGAGCAAATAAAATTGTACGGTTTTACTAGGAATGGCAACTGTAACCACGGCTGCCGGAAACGGACAACCAGGGTTTCAGGATGGGACGTCAGCTCAGTTTAATCAGCTCGGAGGCGTCGCATCGGATGGCCAAGGGAACATTTACATCGCCGACACGTACAATCACTGTATTCGCAAGTACAATATTGCATCAAAAAGCGTCACGACCATTGCAGGGACTCATGGAACCTCCGGGTTTGTTGATGGGAACGGTACGTCCGCCCTGTTCAACACACCTTATGGTATAACTTACAATCCATTAAATCATCTTGTATATGTAGCCGACACATACAATCATGCTATTCGTTCGGTGGACAGTGCTGGTAACGTGATTACTGTGGCCGGTAATGGTAGTCCAGGGTTTGTCGATGGTTGGCACAGTCAGCAGTTTAATTTTCCATATGGAATTTCTTTTTCACCAACCCCGATATATTACACTTACTACGGTGCTGTATATGTAGCAGATACAATGAATAATGCAATACGTGTAGTAACTTTTAACTATCGAGTGGATGTAAATACAGTTGTAGGAACTCCCGGGGGTGGCGGGTACGGGTACGACTACGGGTACTACGGTAATTCAACTAGCCAGCCATCTGGTGTCGTTGAGGCGAATGGCGTTTTATTCGTCGCAGATACAGGAAGCAATACAATAAAACAAGTCACCTTTTATGGGGCTGTACTTATAATTTCTGGTATCGAAGGGCAAAGTGGTTGGGCAGATGGTGACGCGAGTACCGCCTTGTTCAACGGACCGTTTGGAATAACGTATGCCAACGGAAGTCTTTTTGTGACCGATTCAAAAAATAACAAAATTCGCCAAGTAGATCCAACTACTGGGTACGTAAAAACAATTTCAGGTCAAGGAGTCGGATTTCAAAACTACACGCCGGGAAGTCTTTACAGGTACGGAATCAGTACGTGTTTTACCCACGTCCCACACGGGTACCCTTACAATTACGTCGTGAACATCTCTGGGACAACGTACTATGACGGGACGCACCAGATTCAAGTCCAAGCTTCAAACGTGTTTACATTTTCGTCTTCAAATACTCAAACAGTCGCGACAGGGACCGTCTCTGGACTTGCGTCAGGCTCATCAGGGGGTGGTGGGTACACGGGAAGTCCGGGAGATGGGACGTCCGGTGCAACGTGCTATGCCGACCCGAGCGTTCAGAGCTTTACGGATCTTGGTCCAACGTCGAACGCCTCTGGGTACGTGACTGTGAGTCTCGTGAACCCACAGCCTCTTGTACAAAGTCCAACGTGGAACCAGACATGGACGGACCAGCCGTCCGTGTTTCCGTACCAGACCACCTGGTCTTCAGTTGCTTACGGAAACGGGACGTACGTTTCTGTATCGAACAACGGGACATACCCCGTGACCTACTCGACGGACGGGATCAATTGGAACACACAAACCTACGGGTCATCCGTTCAGCCGTGGGTCTCTGTGACGCTTGGGAACGGGATATTTGCGGCTGTCGCGAGTGACGGTTCAAAAATGGTTTCATCGGATGGAATACATTGGAAAACTTCCACGCCATTTCCTCAAGTACTTTCTTCTGGACTTGCAACATGGTCTTCAATCGCATACGGTGCAGGGCTATTTGTGGCTGCGAATTTTGCCGGCGTGAGCCCTCATCTTGTATACTCACCGGACGCGAGTAGCTGGACAGCAGCCACCTCAGTGCCAGATATTTACTTATATTCAGTCGTATATGCAAACGGTCTTTTTGTTGCTCTTGCCCCATTTGGTCCAACATACACCTTTGCTTCGACGGACGGAGTCAACTGGACAGCTGGAACAGCACCGGCTGGAGTCTGGCTTTCATCCGCATATGGTAATGGTCTATGGGTTGCTGTTGGCTCGTATAGTTCACCTCACATCATGACCTCAACAGATGGAACCAACTGGACGGCTCAAATAGCACCCAGTTCAAACTGGAATTCAGTCACATACGGGAACGGTCTATTTGTCGCTACTTCCAATGGTACTTTTCCATACGTCATGACGTCGCCAGATGGAATCAACTGGACACCTCAAACCGCGCCATCTGGAAGATGGCGCAGAGTCGTCTATGGAAACGGTATCTTTGTGAGTATCGATATAAACGTACAATATCAAAGCATAACATCACCTGACGGAATCAACTGGACACAGCGATCAGTACCAGTAGGATATTGGTACACATTTACGTACGCCAATGGTCTTTTTGTTGCTATTTCGGGTGGTCTAACGGGCAGCGTCATGACCTCGACAGATGGAATCAACTGGACAACGCCCATCACAACACCAGGTGGCTCGTGGAATGGAGTTACATATGGGGATGGTCTATGGGTTGCTCTATCCGATACTTCTCCGAACATAATGACCTCTCCCGATACGATTAGTTGGACCGTGGTCCAATCTGCACCGTGGTCTTCAGTAACTTCCGGAAACGGACTCTTTGTCGCAACATCGACCGATATTGGAGCTGCGTATTCAACAGACGGTCTGAATTACACACCGTCCGCGGTCGTCCAACCAGACACGTGGTCGGCTGTGACGTATGGCGACGGGAAGTTTTTAGCCGTCGCAAACAACGGAACGACGGCGGATGTCATGTACTCGACGGACGGGAACGTCTGGTCGAACTCGACCACGGGGACGATACAACGTCCCTGGTCGGCCGTGACATATGGGAACGGAGAGTTTGTCACCACGGCGCCTGTACCAGGAGACGACGTTGTCTATACATTATCAGTTTCACAACGTGGGTATGGGGCGGCTCTCGCACTAAATTATGACGGGTCTATTCTGGCTGTGGGAGATTCGTTCGCGAATGGCTTGTATGGAAATGTTTATGTATATACGAATGGACAGCTCTCATATAGTCTAGGTGTTTCAGATTTTGAACAATTCGGCGAAAGTGTCGCCCTGAGTTATGATGGGTCTATTTTGGCAATAGGAGCTCCGCAATATTCCAGTCTCGGGAGAGTTTATGTATATACAAAAGGACTTTTGACATACACTTTACAAGGAACAGACACATCCGGTTTTGGGGGTGGATATTTTGGGGGCGCCGTCGCTTTGAGTTCTGATGGGTCTATTTTGGCAGTAGGAGCTCCTTATTCTAATACCAATGTTGGAAACGTATACGTTTATACAAACGGTAATTTCACGTACAGTTTACAGGGTCTGAGTACCGGTGACTTATTCGGGTCGAGTGTTTCTTTGAGCTCCGATGGGTCTGTTTTAGCAGTAGGGGCTATTCATCAATCATATTTTACAAATACTCCTGGTCAAGTTTACGTGTACAGAAATGGTGTTTTACAATATAATTTAACAAATGGAATTAGAGGTAGTGGCTTTGGTTTTAGTGTTTCTTTGAGTGCTGACGGCTCCATCTTGGCGGTGGTTGGCGGCGGTACAGTTTATGAATATAAAAACGGAACGAAAATAAATGAAATTTATTATACTGGGGAGCAGGTTGCATTGAGCGCCGATGGAACTGTTTTAATAAGTGGCACCTTTGTTGCTTTGAGCGGTAGTGGGGGCGTCTCGGCTTATGGAGCGCCGGGTGATACATATGGGACCGTGACCGTGCACAACTTGTTAGGACACAGTAACGTCATGTACTCTGTAAACGGACAAGATTGGGTCCAAGGAAACACGATTCCTTTTACTTCAAATTGTATTGCGTACGGAAACGGGTACTTTGCAGTCCCTTCAAATAATCAGGGGAGCACACAAGTCGCTGTGATTTCAAATGTTGCAAACACGTGGCAATACTCGACGGTTCAGGGTGCTTCGTACAGAGGAATAACTTACGGAACTCGAGGCTTTGTTGGCGTGTCCCCAACAAAGTTCACGCTCGGGTTCACACCTCAATTCTGGATCAACCCTGCACAAGTATCAGCCGCAAACAAACTGAACTTTTCAAGCTGGAACGGTCTCACCTATGGAAACGGAACTTTTGTAGCGGTAGGGAACGGGCTCATACAAGGAACACAAGACCAAGGAACAACGTGGAACTCATATGTTGCCAGTAACGTGTCATGTATCACATACTCACAGAACCTAGGAACCTTTGTGGCAGTCTCAAACACGTATGCAGACAGGACATACACTTCACAAGACGGTCTCAATTGGAACAAATATCAAAACACATCTATAGGTTCAAACCCAAGATTTTTAATTAAACAACCAAATTCAACATCAAACTGGACCGCTGTAACTTACGGGAACGGACTGTTCGCCGCTGCCGGCAACAGTAATGTCATGATATCCCTGGATGGAATAACGTGGGGTGTGCCCGTCGGCGCGTCAATTCCTCTGGGAACTTCCCCGGGCATCTTCCTCCCGTACCCCATTTCCGTTTCGAGTGACGGCCAAAAAGTACTCATTTCGTCTCTGGACTATTCTCCGAAACTATTCACAAATGACTTTTTATCAGAAGAGCTCTTGGCCCCTCGAGCAAACGAAGGGTTCGGGTGGGCCTCGGCCATGAGCCTCGATGGCACAATCATCGCGGTCGGTGCTCCCAATGCAAACAGTAATGTCGGAAACGTCTACGTGTATTCGAACGGAACCTTGTCGTATACTCTGAGCGGGGAGTCCGCAAACGTTCTCTTTGGGTCGTCTCTTGCCTTGAGTGGCAACGGAAGCATTCTCGCAGTCGGGGCGCCCGGTACGGGGTACGTGAACGTGTATACGAATGGGACACTCACGCGAACTTTTGTAGGTGAAGCCATAGGGGACGGGTTCGGGTGGGCAACGGCTCTGAGCTCGGACGGGACGGTCTTTGCTGTGAGCGCACTCAACATAGGGTTCGGTATTTCCGGGGCCCAAAAGGTTTATTATACGCAAGGAGCCACAACGTATACACTTTCGGGCAACTCACCCAACGACGGGTTCGGGTGGGCCATATCTCTCAGTGGTGACGGGAACGTCCTGGCCGTCTCGGCCTTGTTTGCCGGGTACGTCAACGTGTACAACAACGGAACTTTTGCATACGCTATTCAAGACTCTTATACGAATCAGTTCGGGTGGGGCCTTTCCACAAACAGTGACGGCTCGGTCCTTGGCGTGTGCGCACCAGCCTTGAACAAAGTGTACGTGTATGACGGTACCGGAACTTTGACAAACACATTCAGTGGAACCGGGTGGCAAGTCGCAGTGAGTTCCGACGGACAATACGTCGTATCAAGTTCTAGGTACGGGTCGAACGTAAACATATACTCCTCGACCGCTCAAAATTTAAATGGGGATTGGAAAACAATAGCTTATGGTGGTGGAAAATTCCTATCAGTTGATCCTATTGGCTCTCAACTAACTTCAACGGTTGGAATTAACTGGAAAATAGAATACGGACCGCCAAAGTCAAAATGGAAATCGGTCACGTACGGGAACGGGCTCTTTGTTGCTGTTGGCGATGGAGACTCGCCATACGTCATGACGTCACCGGACGGAATCAATTGGACGGCTCGAACAGCACCGAGTACTGCAACGGCAGTCGCATACGGAAATGGGTTGTTTGTTGCTGTTGGCACAAGTAGCACCTTTATGACTTCACCAGACGGAATCAACTGGACAACTCGAACGGGACCGGCCTACGGACCCTTTAATCAAATCACATATGGAAATGGTCTCTTTGTCGCTGTTTCTTCTTCTGTTCCAGAACCAATCATGACATCTCCCGACGGAATCAACTGGACAATTCAAGCAGCACCGAATACTGCATATGGAGTCACATACGGGAACGGACTCTTTGTTGCTTGTGGGTACACTCCAGTCCCCTTCATGACGTCTCCGGACGGAATCAACTGGACAGCTCGAACATCACCTATTTCATATACAACTTCTATAGCGTATGGGAACGGTCTTTTTGTCGCTTCCGGACCCGCCGGTACTGTGACATCCCCTGACGGAATCAACTGGACAAGCCGAAATATTGGCACACTTGGCGGTATGATTTCAATCACGTACGGAAGAGGACTCTTCGTTGGTATTGGTCAATTTTTTGACCAACGAAGTGTTATCTGGACAAGTCCAGACGGAATAAACTGGACAAGCATACTACAACCAAATGCGTCGTGGCAATCAATCACATACGGGAACGGTCTCTTTGTAGCTGTTGCTCTAAACTGGTTCTACAACGGCAGTAATACTGATTACAGAGAAACGCCAACTGTCTTGGCATCCCCAGACGGTTTCAAATGGTCAACAAGTCTCACTGGAAATAACGTGTCTGTTGTTAATTATAACAATTTGTGGGTTGCCATTTCGCAGACGAGTATTATGTATTCAACCACGGGTAATTTGGGGTCATGGTCTACAACAAACGCCCCTGTAGATCACTGGTCTTCCGTCACGTACGGAAACGGATACTTTATGGCTGTGTCGAATAACGGGACGTATCCAGCAGCATACTCACAAGACGGAATCAATTGGTCGACAGTCACCACAGGGTTCCAGGCGACCGATTGGAAATCGGTTAGTTTTGGTCAAAATACGTTTATGGCTCTTGAGGCCACCGGTGCAACGACGATGATTACACGGGTCACGGAGACTGTTTAGTGACGAGCCCCTCGAGGATCGCAATGCGCTGCGTCAAAAGGCTCTGAGGAGTCACGTTGGACTGAAGCCGACGGCTCACAGTAACGACCTGTTCCATAGCACCTGCATACTGCTGCAGATTCGTCTTATCGACCGTCGCAAGACGCTGACGAGCATCCGTCAAAGCAGTCTGGAGTTGCGGAATCTGTGTAGGGTCCGTCGCCATAAACATCTGTTGATTAATAGAGTCGAGCTCGGGAATCAGGGAAGGACGACCGAAGAATGCCATTTATTATACAAGGAGGTTTTTTCCTTAAGCGAAAGCTCCCGTCGTTGTTGCAATCTTCGTGACGCGGTAATAGCTTCCAGCGGCTGGCGTGAGACCTGTAGCAGACTGGGTCACGGTCAGACCAAAATTCGTCGCCGCATTCGTAACAACTTGAATTTTGAAAAAGAATGAATGGGACGCGACAGAAAGGGAGCCGGTCGCCGGGAAGGCGGCGGTCGTAGCTCCGGACGAGGCTGCGAAACCCGTGGTCGGAGCGCCCGACCCTATACCCGTGATGGGGTTAGCCGTGTAGTACCCGGACATGAGAGTCGGCGCGCTCGACGCTGCAAGGGTCCAAATGAGAGTTCCCGCGTTTGTAACCTTTGAGAAATAGCAGTGCATTTCGATATCGTACACTGAGGTTGCCTCGAGGTTGATGGCCGTACTGCTCGTCGTTGCTAAACTTGAAAAGAAATAGTACGCCGTGAGGGCCGTAATTGATGTTCCGGCGGCTGTGAGTCGATAGACTTGCTGAGCCGGAACGGACCCGCGCCCGGATGTTGTGTTCAGGGTACTATACAGGTACGTGTTGAACAAGAGCTCTCCGGCAGCCGCCGTACCCAAAGTGGCCGTACTGAAGTTGATATTGGTCGTCTGAAGAGCGTTCGAGGTGTAGATGTTGCCCGTGACTCCCAGAGCTGGTCCACCCGCGACGGGTGTGAAACCGTTCACGCCTACAAACTGGGTGGCCGTCACGTTTCCAGATGCCACCACGTTGGTCGTCTGAATTGCATTTGATATGTACGTGTTTCCTACGATATGGAGATTTGCCACAGGGCTCGTCGTCCCAACACCCACACTGTTCGAGTAAGTAACAACCATAGAGACGTTTCCGGCCGTCGTGCCTCCATTCATAAAGTAAAAATTGTCTATGGGGCCCACGGACACGCGCCCGACACCTACAGCCCCCTGCTTATAGTCCATGACGAGACCATCAGTATATGTTCCTGAAAAAGTAGATGTGACGTAGAGCCCGTTTGCTGTCTGGACCAGGTTCGCAAGCACGTTTGTGGTCACAAGAGCGTTCGCCGCGTATATGTTGCCCGTGATGGTGTTCGAAAGGGTCAGGGTATTTGCCGTAATACTCGTACCCGAAATGGTGTTCGAACCTGCAAGAGCACCGTAGTACGTCGTGGCAGTGACCGTAGAGGCGTTCACGGTGTTCGAACCTGCGAGGGGACCGTAGAGAGTTCCGACCAGAGAAGTTGCAGAGACTGTAGAGGCCGAGACCGTGTTCGAACCTGCAAGGGGACCGTAGAGAGTTCCGACCAGGGAAGTTGCAGAGACTGTAGAGGCCGAGACCGTGTTCGAACCTGCAAGGGTGCCGTACAGGGTCGCACCAGAGATGTCCGTTCCCGAGACCGTGTTCGAACCTGCAAGGGTGCCGTACAGGGTCGCACCAGAGATGTCCGTTCCCGAGACCGTGTTCGAACCTGCAAGGGGACCGTACAGGGTCGCACCAGAGATGTCCGTTCCCGAGACCGTGTTCGAACCTGCGAGGGGACCGTAGAGAGTTCCCCCTGATATACTTCCAGAAGCCACGACATTCCCGGTCGTGACCGTGTTGGACACGTACAGATTTGCGATATTACTGTTCCCGGTCGAATCAATGACAACCTTGGACCCGACATAGTACACGTTAGACGTGACTGTATTTGCAACAGCATTTCCAACGACGTTATAGCCGTTGAAAAGGAACTGAGACGACATATACTCTTAGGAGGGGTTTTTTTCCTTACTTGGTTTATATGGAATTCGAGGGGTGTGTTCAGAGGTTTTTTGATGAAAGAAAGTACTCGCAGGTGCCCGAAGAATTTCCTGACCGCCAAAAATTCCCATTGTATTACCAGGCTCGTAAGCGAGAAATGACTATAGGACCAGGACAAAAGTTGTTTATACCTGCAGGATGGTTTCACTTTGTGTTTTCAGGCGAAGGATTCAACTGTGCCATCAGCCGACAATATGATTCAGAATGGGTCGATGACGGAACTTCAAAAAAAGAACCTGAAATTAGGGAACACATAGAACAAGTTCCTAAAATAGATGATGACCTAAAAATAGATATTCACGAAAGCACGACAAACTTTTTTCCATCCAAGTCTGTGATCCACAGATACAAAGGAACCTTGAACATAAAAACACTCAAGTATGGCGAATTTATTAACAGTAACAACCCTCACTGGTACCTTATGGAGTGTAAATACACGGAAGCAAATACAAGATTGTGGGTGAATTTTGGAAATGTATACACGGCACTTCACTATGACTTGAAGGATAACTGGTTGTGTCAGATTCAGGGTACAAAACGAGTCCTTTTGTTTCCACCGGAAGATAGGAACCTTCTGTACTTATGGAATCCTTATCCATTGGAAACTATACACAAGCTTACAGTTCCTTTCACGACAGATCAGTTTATTCGCAGGAGTCGTCAGTCCTTGTCACCGGACATATGTACCCGTATTATGAAAAACTCTGACATGGACTACCTGAGAGATGAGCGTATTTCTCAACTATTTATGATGGAGTTTAACACGTACGTAAAATGGCTCGAAAAGACCGGTGCTGCTTTTCCTATGAGTGTCCCTAGACCGACTGAATTTTCAAGAAAAGTTCCTAAGAAACCACCGTACCCCTTTCAGCTTGTATGGGCACTTGAACACGGTCAGATTCAGATTAGAAATTTTGGATGGGCTGTAGAAGCGGGTGAGATGTTTATCTTCCCTCTCTCGTTTGCGTACCCATGGACGATCAATTGTGCATTTCTTGTACCGAATAATGTTAGTTAGTACTAGATGTCAGCACCGAATTCAATATCGGGCCTGTATTGCTGGCTCGACGCCGCATACACTCCTAACATAACTATTGACTGGAGATCAAAGGCTGTTACGAGCTGGGTCGATAGACAAAGTAACTTTACCTTTTCAGGTGGGTATCCTCAGTTTCAATTTGACGGACAGTTTTCACCGGGTGTACAATTTCGCGCAGGGACATATCTGTCAACTGGAAGTTTTACTGTGAATTTAGGTGCAGCCAGTACAGTTATCTTTGTGCTTTCTCGCGCTTCGAACGGCGGTGGACTCATGTACAAAGGTCCATCGGGTTTCAACGGAACCTGGGCTAATGCATACGCCAAAAAGTGGTGGCTCGGTGATTCAGGTGGGGCAAATGAAAATGGTACTGGGAATTACCCATGTATGGTTGGAAACTCGGAAAACTACGTGTCTTCAAACCAGACTATAACGGGTGACCTCGATGTCATCATGTATGTAAACACCGGAGCCTACTCGGGTTCAACAACAATATATATGAATGGAGTTGCGGCAACTGGATACTCTCAAACTGGTTTCTTAAATGTGACCGACTCTGGAAACAACTGTATTATCGGAGGTGCAGGTCCGAACGTCTCTCAGGCTTTCTTTAACGGAACTATGCACGAAATGATTATTTACAACACAAACATCTCTACGACTTCAATTGCAAACTTGTACACATATTTCCAACAAAAATGGAGAAGTAAGTTTTCGTACATTCCAACATCTGGGTCTATTTCTATGAGTCAAATTGGAAACGAGTTGAATTCATATACAGTGAGTGCTTGTCTCGGAAAAGCGAACGGCAACCCGAACAGACTTCCGGGGTCGAGTGCCTCTGTCAATTTTAGTCAGTTTAGAGGGGCGTCTCGGTGGGCTCCACAACCAACCGCACCTTTTCTTTACCGTTTAAAACCAAACACAAGTGGTAACCCCTGGAATCCCTCGAACATGTCCGGATGGGCACAACTTGCCTGGCTCACATCATATGAATCCACTATATTTCCAATTGTAAATTATACATTCACAACGTACAACATATCACAAAATACGACCGGAGCTAACCAGTCTGGAACAATGTACATATTCCAAGATGATAATGCAAACTATTACCTCAATGGTACTAACTTTGCAAATCCAACATATACGGGTGCTACAAATTCGTATTCACAAACACAAGTCATAGGGAAGAATCTGTTCCAAGGAAGTATTTATAACGGTGGTGGACCTGGTGATTTCGAGTACACGTGGTCTCTAGGGAACGGCACAACTGCGGCATTTTCCGGTGCGTGTTTGTCAAACAGATTTATTTTTAACGGGTCTATTCAAGATGTTGTAGGTAAAGCATATGTCACTACAAATGGGACTTTTTCATATACAACTGGTACTGTAAATACAAACGCACTTGTCTTTTCGGGAAACAGTGCACAAACAACACCTCAACAGTGGTTTTGGTTCCCTTGTACAATAGATCAGCCACCGTTCAGTATTTCGTTCTGGGTGTACTTTACAAGTGGACCCATAGGGTACTCCACGTTGTGCTCTATTTCAGACGGAAAAGGAAACATACCTTCGAATTGGGATTATTACAACTGGGGATCAGGAAATGCTATTGGTGTTTATATGGATTTACCCGATCAATGGACTATATCTGGATTAGGTATAGGTTACGGTCTTTCTTTAAATACATGGTATCATCTCTGTGTTACGGTCGATTCTACTTTTGTTTCAAGATACTATGTAAACGGTGTCAACCAAGCTACTCAGACGGGAACTGGTCCTTTCCGTATAAGCAGTACGACATTCACATGGGGCGGAAATGGAGACGGGGGTGGTCTCACGCCCAACAGAAACTTTAACGGATACATAGATGAGTTTTGCATACACTATGGTGCACTGAACAGTACTCAGGTTTCATCAATGTCCAATAAGGCCCCTTACTACAGTGTATCTAACCAGAACGCCTCGGTGTGGTACGCAGATTCAGATTGTCAATGGGACTATTATTCATGGGCTACGGCGTGTACATACTATCACCAGGGGGGGTACAACGCCGCACTCGAAGGAAGTAACCCAGACTACCAGTGGCATCTCGGCAACTCTACTGGTTCTACACTCAACCACATTTACTGGAACCAGCGTATCCAAGACTATAACAATTTCACACTGTATTTTGAAATTTGGGTTGGTACTGGCTCAGGTGCTGATGGACTGTTTTGTTATGTAGGTGAAAACAACGTCCAAGGTGGATTCATTGTATGGGAGTCGAACAACAATGGAGGTATTTTGTTAGATTTTCAGTTATACACTGGAAATAGCTTGTATTCTTATAGACAGGGTATAAACTTCCTTGATAGTTCAAATACAGTAAGGGCAAGTTATGCTACATCCGGATTTGTAGCAAGTGCCTGGCAACCGGTCTATTTCTATTATAACAAGAGCACGACGAATACATGGAGTTGTACATGGAACGGTACATCCGTTTGGACTTGGTCCGACCCAAACCTCTTTAGCTGGATTGCAACATCCGGACCCCAGTGGGGCTTTGGGTTTCGTGATGGCGGCGTCGCCGGAACGGCCTACATCCGTCACGTACAACTTTTTCACAAGTAGATATAAATGGGACTCTTCGTTCCGAGTGTTACTTTCGATTCTCCAGATGGTCCAGTCACACTGTCCAATGCCTATGTTGCCATTGGACACTATGACGTAAATGTTAGAAATTACAAACCAGAATTGATAAATGACGCACCTTTTCTATCATCGAACGACGACCCGGTGGTTCAGACGCAAGTCGTGGGAATACTACCCGGTATGAGCATTCTGGTCAATTATGGGGTGTGGCCATCAAAAGAGGACCGGTTGAACAAGGAATTTCCAACTACAATTCGAACGATTCAAGCACGCTTTGACCCGTCTTCATCGGACATTTACTCTATTGCGTATGGTCTTGTGAAAGGAGTTTTTCCAGACGCTCAAGACGATCTTGTAACCGAAGCCTCTCAGTCCGCTCCTCTTTGAGAGCCTCTACGAGCAAAGGAACCATACGCTCATACTTGATTGTCAAATAGTTTTCACCAGTCCTTGAGTTTCCTTTACCTACATCATAGTCTGTTCCCATGTCAAAAGGAGCGCGAGCTACGACTTCAGGGAGGACCTTCTGAACTTCCTGGGCTGAAAGACCAACGTGAACGTCGTCTCCATCAAACCCGTTTTGTCTTGCAATGTCGTTATGGACGTACTTGAATGCATTCAAGGAGCACACCTTGTCGAGGGCGTTTTCAATCGTCCCCGTCTTGGTTTTGAGGCGCTCGTCAGAGTAAAATGCGGTGATATCTCCGGTTGCGAAAAAAGCACCATAACATCCAACTGTTGCGTTTGTTCCACCGGCTCCACCACCTTGATAAAAATTCAGATATATTTGGTAGCCACCCTGACCACAATCAATATGTAGATTTCCATTCGTAACAATGACCTGTGCTCGTTGTGAAGCACTCAAGTTACCAGCGGCACCTGTTACAAAGTAGGCTCCCCAGGTAGAATTTGGGCCATAATATGAAACTGAAGTATCACCGTTGCTCACGTGTAGTTTGTATGATGGACTCCCCGTTCCTATACCAACACTTCCACTGAAACTTCCTGTAGTTCCTACAATGTTTCTTCCCGCATAGGTTGTAGATCCAAAAGCATCAAACTGAACTGAATTTACACTTGCACCGACTGTAAGTCCTGCATATCCAAAATACAAAGGACCACCGACCGCCCGAGCAACTGTTCTCTGCGACGCTCCATCTTTCCAGTAAATAATGTTAGTTCCATCAAACGTAATACTTAAGACTGTACTTGTCGTATATGTACCATAACTTGCAATCTGAGTTCCGCTCTCATAAATATAAAGTGTACCTGATGCAAAATACCATGCATAAGTGATGCCAGAATATGTAGAAACCATATTCTGATTTACCTGAGAAGTCGCCAAACCTATCATGTGACTTGTATTCGTCTGACCAGCTGTTGCTGAACAAAATGAGCCATATTTGAATCCTTGGTTTGAATATGCATAAGCTGACCAGGTGGCTCCTCCTGTTGCGCCAGTAAGCATCGACGTCCCAGACGCCGAAGTTTGTGTAATTGTAACAAGTGCTTGATTTGTAAATGTAGGTTGGGCGTAGTTCTGTGCATACATACTTCCGTTCAGATCAAGGGTTGTATAGTTCTGAATTTGCCCAGAACTATTCACCATAAGGGCATCATAGTATGTGCTAAAAGCTGTACCGGAATTAAATGTCCCTTGATACTGTCGAATACCAGCACCACCTTTATTAATAGACAGCATATTCGTACTTCCACCAGAACTATCTACCCACGAATTCATCAGTATACCATCTGCAAAACTGCCGGAATTATTATTTGTCCAAGTTGTGAAAAATAATTGCATCTGATTACCTCCTATACCACTCGGTGCAGCTCCGGCGCGTGCATCAGTAGTTCTATTAAGTATATTAGCCGACCCCGCAGACCCTGACGTATTCTGGTTCAGTGTTGGTATGTCTGCAGCCACTATAGCCCTAAAACTTGCAGTACCTGCAGACCCGTTTGGTGCCGCGTAAAAATAGTTGGCTGTTTGTGACCCGGAGATGCCCGCAGACGTTCCAGACGTGTTTGCCGCGTTGTTCGGTATGTCACCACTGGCCAGAGCCCTGAACGAAGGGGCTCCAGACCCACTTGTCGGCCCTGCAAACACGTAGTTCTGTGAAGTAGAGGTTGAACCCGTCCCACCACTGGCTACAGGGAGTGTACCAGACACATCAGCCGACAGAGAGACTGCGCTCCACGTAGGTGTCGTCCCACTATGTAAAACTTGGGTAGACGATCCTGCACCAAGGCGAGTTCCAGCACCGCTTACACCACCATAAATCAAATCACCTGCAGTCGTCATGGGTGAAAGCGCATTGAACGCGGCAGATGCGGTCGTTTGACCGGTTCCACCGTTCGCAATGGCCAAGGTTCCTGAAGCTTGACCCATGGGTATAGACGTGAGGGACACGCCTGACCCTGCAAACGTGGTCGCCGTGACCGTTCCACTGACTTGGAGCGCCGTGGTCGGACTCGCGACGCCTATCCCCACGTACCCCGTGGCCGACTTGACGACCAGTTGGGGTGATAAAGAGGTCAGATCGGCCGCGCTCGTCCCAAAGTACGCCGTGTACCCCGAATTGTTCGCCGTGTTGTTCGGATAACTCGTCACGAGGAGGGTCGCACCCGAGTACGTGAAAGACCCTATACCCGAAGTCCCTCCGCAATACGACTGGTCCGAGTGTATATAGGCTGAATGATTCGTTCCGCCCGATGTTGAAATGTTGTTCACTATCATCTGTATGTTCGACGTGGACGTCCCGTAGACGTGTAAATTGGCCGTGGGGCCGGCTGTTCCTATACCTACGTTCCCGCCTGACCACACGTGCGTGGCGACAGTCGCGGCGGTCGTTGCTGACGTGGCGTACAAGATTCCATTCGTCCCGAGCCCGGAGAGCCCCGCCGTTTGGGCGACCCACGCGAGGCCCGTACCCGAGCTGGTCGATGAGAGGACGTAGCCTGTCGTGGCCGTGGACCCCGAGACGGCTATGGACGTGACATTCATAGTCCCGGTATTCATCGTCGTCGCTAGAACGTTTGTTGCCGTTAGAGCGTTCGATGCGTAAACATTCCCCACAACCTGGAGGTTCGCCGTGGGGGATGTTGTCCCTACTCCGAGATTCCCTATTCCAGCCAACGTCCTGAAATACGGAGTCGTTGACATCTACTAAAGGGGGAGCTTTTTTGTTTTCAATTTGTTGGCGTGTTCTTCTCAAGGGTCGCAATTCTCTCTTTCAAACTTTGTACTGTTGCTGAGAGTTCTTGAATGGCTCCAACAAGATGGGTTACGAGATAGGATTTATCTAAACTTTGAGGGATTATTGAACCATCTTCAGCAACTTGATCCTTTTCACCGGACACACAGTTCGGTACAACTTCCTGAACTTCGTGTGCCAAAAATCCAGCTTCTGTAATCTCTGTGTGGGAATTAAAAGTGAAGGACACTGGTTTCAGTGAATTTATAGTATCAAGTGAGTTCGAAAGAGGAACAACGTTTGACTTTATTCTGTAATCTGAAGACGCTGCATACAAAGTACTACCACCGCTTTGGTAAATCAAACCCTGTAAACTTACGGTTCCGTTCGGAAAACCTGTAAAAAACCTAATATAATACCCTGCTCTGTCCTGTATGTTCAAACGACCGTCTGCGTTTGTACCAACTGAACCAGCTGCTACTGCCGTTTGGTACGTTATGTAGTGTCTCGCGTCTCCGTCACTGTTGGGATTCTGATATATACCGTAACCTAAACACGCTGTTCCTGAAGTGTGTAGAGTATAGCCCGGACTTGCCGTTCCTATGCCTAGGTTGCCTCCGTTGAGTAAAGTCATCAGTGTGGTATAGGTTGTTCCATTGTACTTGCCAAAGGTCATTCGACTGTTTCCAACGTACCCAGGCGTTGTTGGGTCGGGGAACACGATGCTGTGCTCAAACGGACCAGCCCACATATCAGTCCCAAGTCCCATATATGCATCACCTTGCGCGGCCAAGTCGTATGTTTGAATGCGAAGACCCGTACCGCTACCATTATTTGCCACCATAATTGCGGCATCAGAAAGTCCACCCCCTGGTCTCTTGACTACGAGTGGTTTTGTTGGATTCGTTATACCGATACCCACGTTTCCCTGAACTATGAGACCATTTGCAGGGGGTGTCGTTTGTGCGTACGATGATCCTATAGCACATGTACCGTTTATTGCAAGATGATCCCATACACCAAGACCTTGTGGACTTCCTCCATTTGGGTCAATAGTGGTAAACCCTGGTGCCAGCGTACCAAAACGAGTCCCGCAATTGAAATCTAAAGTGGTGTTATAGGAGCCGATACTGAATTGATACGCTGTATTTGATCCATATACAGTCAAAGGAGATCCAGGACTCACCGTTCCGATCCCGACGTTGCCAGCCGAGTCTATACGCATTCGTTCAGACCCGTTTGTAGACATGTAAATAGGGTAAGCTGCTTCTGAAGCAATAGTTACACCACCGACGCCATTATTGTATAAATATGTACCACTTGGACGATATTGACCCGCTGCTGTATATGTACTGTTGAAAACGGCGAGTCCACCACGCCCACCACTTCCCGAGGCGTCATTAGTCAAGAAACTGATTTGTGATAAAGCTCCTGTGCCTGTGTTTGGGTTTTCTACTCGTAGTTCCGTTGTAGAATTCTGTGATTTGTATACATGGAGTGGTGAACCAGGACTCGCCGTCCCTATTCCAACACCCGTTGTCGGTGTCAATTGAATGATATTCGACGAAAGTGAAAATGTATTCCCGTTATTTACAAGAATAATACGTGCATCGTAGTCAACACTGGGATTACTTGCGGCAAAGTCTATGTAAGGGCTTCCTGTGTTTGTACTGCTTCTAAGTTCTATGTTCGGGTTGGTCCCATCTGTATTTATACAGACATTTGCAGTTCCTGCAGACCCACCTGTAGTTTGAATGAGGGCCCCGCGAGATGTGCTTGTACCGTACACAAACAAGATGGGGGTATTAGACCCTGCACCCGCTGGTACTGGCTGAACAGCTGCCGTCCCTATACCCACTTGACCGCTCGAATTGATGACCACTGTACCCGTTCCCGCCGCGTTGGAAAACACAGCAACGTTCGAACCCTGGACGATACTTGCGGGAGCACCTGAAGCCACAAGGACGTTACTGGCCGAGACCGTGTTTGACCCCGCAATTGTACCGTATATAGTCGCAACTGATAAAGGGTTCGGTATGTCACCACTGGCCAGAGCCCGGAACGCAGGTGCTCCGGACCCGCCCGAGGCTGGACCGGCAAAGACGGCGTTCTGGACGGCTGTTGAAGTTCCCGTACCTCCTGATGAAACGGGGAGAGGGGACGAGAGTATGAGTGACGACGAGACGTTAATGGTCGTAGCGTTTATCGTCGTCGCAAGGACGTTTGTCGTCAAAAGAGCGTTCGATACATAGGCATTTCCAACAACCTGGAGATTGGATGTTGGAGATGTTGTCCCGACCCCAAGGTTCCCTATTCCAGCCAACGTCCTGAAATAAGGAGTCGTTGACATATCTAGTAGAGCTTGAGATTTTCATATAGGTCGAATAATGACGTAACTTCCCGTGTACGCATTTGCGGCCAAGTTCGAGTAGGCTGTTTGGTACACGGTGTCGCCCTGAACATTTGTCTCGATGTCAAGGTAATAATACGTCGAAGTACTTGAAACGTAAAAAGGCAAGGTGACTGGAATCGAAGGAATTTCTCCGAAACTGTACCTGAAACAGTACGACCATACGTTTGTGACGTTCGAGTGTATATCTGCCGCGTTCGAGGAAATGGCGAGTGTCTTGACCCCGGACACAGACGCGATGGAACACGTCATGGAGTACGGACCCGTCTGAGCAAAGGTGAACCCGCCGTTCGCCGTCGGGCCACGTATGATGGGTCCGGCACTTTGACCATAGGCGTTCCAGGTTTGACCACCCGTACTATTAAAGAGCGTGTACAGGTTGGACGTTATTGTACCGGCAATGTTCCCGTACCAGTTGCCCGTAAGTGTGAAATTTGATTGTAAATTCATGAAGAGTCCTTGGGTCGCGGGTATGAGGTTCGAGGTTTGGATACTAAGTATGTTTGCGTTTGTGGTTGTTATGGCGTTCGACACGTACACGTTGCCCAGGACTTGAAGAGAAGCTCCGGGGTTTGTTATACCTATACCCACGTTTCCTCCAATTATATTCATATTTGAAGTGGAATTTCCGAAAAGAAAGAGTTGTCCCCAATCCATCGGGTTGTTTGGCGCATTTGTTGCGACCAATCTGTAGTACGTATAGGAACCTGGAACTGTAATGTAATATTTGTTGAACTTTTGTGGAGACGAGAACGTCTGACCCGACGTGAATGGTTGAAGAAGGTACCATGTCGTACCGTTTGTCGACCCAAACATGGCAAAGGCTGAAGGCATTCTGTATTCAAAATTGTAACGACCCGCAAACCAGTAAGAGCTCAACGTAAAGGCAGTAGAGGCCTGAATCTGGACCCAGGCGCCTCCGTAAGCTGTTGATGTATACGCGTCAGTCGTCGACGAAGGACCGCCCGTATATGCACCACTGCCACCGGTATAGTAAAAATTTGCAGCCCCAAAAGTGGACAAGAAGTTCGGGTCGAGCAACGTATAGTCGAACAAGGCGCCCACGTATCCAGTCCCGTTTCCAGCTACGTTCCAATCTGAAGATGCGGTAAATGTGTATGTTATTCCACCTACAGTTCCTCCGTTTGTGCTCCCGAGACTATTTGGTTGGGGTGGGTACTGATTTCCAACCTGAAAAAAAGCACCTCCAGCGGCCTGTTGGATGGTTCCCCATGTCGTAAGGGTCTGTGTCGGTAAAAAAGCGGTATTCATGACGAGACTGCCCAGGTTGAAAATAGCTTTGTTCGCATAACTTATGTTTTCAAGTGCCGACATCTCTTACTAATTTTTAGCAAAGAAAATACTGTAACAGTATTCCGGCGGAACTCGAATACCCGTTTCTATTATTCCCATACTCAGAGATGGACCTGCAGGTGAGACTATGATTCGCCCGTCCGGTAAGAGCGGCATAAGTCCGTTTGCCCCACCTTGAGTATTTCCGTTCACAGATCCGGATACGTTTGTTGAAGAACCTGTAATCCAGTTGTACACGTCTAACGTTGCACCTCCATTGTATGCGTTAGGAAACAAAAATATTCGCCCATCGGGTGTCGGAGGTGAAACCGCGCTGTAAGCTCTTGATCCAGTAGTTACTATATTCTGTACAGTACCCGTGGACGGGTTGAAAATTGTTGCACCATACGATGAATTTGACGTGGAAGCCATGAATATGTTACCGTTCGGAAGAATAGTACTCGCCGCGTATCCCGCCGAACCACCGCTTGCAGACAATTGGGTCCCAATATTACTGTACGACCAGGTTGAAGGATTGAAAATACCAACGTTTGAAGTTCCTATAGGTGTGAACACTATACGACCATCAGTCGTAAGTGTAGCACTTTGGAATAGGGTTCCTCCGTTTCTTTCAGCAATCGGGACCCATGAAAATGAAGTTGTACGGTAATTGAAGACACCTATGTTCGACCAATTGTACGGAGCACAATACACGTTACTATCAGGGCCGAGACACATGCCTACTACAGGAGGAGAAAACCCACTGAACCCCGAAAGTGAAGGTGCAGTTGTCGTGTACCATGCTTGACTGTCTGGATTATACAGACCCCAATATATTCCATTCACTGTGTTGAGGCTATTCATACAAAAGACGTTTCCATCTGGTAAACGGACCGTCATATTCGTCTGTAAAGTATTTACACTCGAAAATTGTCCTCCCGTCATATAACTAAATTGATTTGTAGCCGGATAGAAAAATGCAGGTCCGTATCCGGCGGATGGTCCTATATTGAACATAACTCGGCCATCCATCAAAAGTGACGCATACGTGTAACCTATAGTGTTCGAGTTGTTAAAAAAGGTGAATCTAGAAGTTGAAGGTGCGTTCCATGGCACTCCATAGACGGAGGATGAGTACCGTCCGAGCCATTGAGTAATTATCGACGAGTTTGCAGTCGATGGGATGAGATACTGTCCGAGGCTTACAAGATCGTTTGTGGATGTGATATTTGTGTGAAAAGCGTTTGTAGATGTGAGGGCGTTCGACACGTACACATTTCCAGTGACTGAAAGGTTCGCCGACACGGCGCTCGTACCTATTCCCACGTTCGACAGGTAATATATGTTCCCTGTACCCGTTGTCCACTGTGAAGAGGAGATGGCAACGTTCGCAGCCGCCGTGACTCGGCCGTACGTATCTACGGAGACCTGTGACACGTTCGCGGACGACCCGTAGCTTCCGGCCGTCACACCGCTCGTCGGGAACACGGAAGTTGAGAGCGTTCCCAGGACCACGTTACTAGCACTCAAGTTGGAGAGCCCGGATGCGTTCGAGGCGACGAGAAACCCCTGGACGTTAAGACCCGTGAGTGTACCTACGGACGTGATGTTAGGTTGGGACGCTTGGGACACTACAAGAGCCACGTTGGCGTTTGCGACGTTTCCGACCAAGTTTGAGGAATTTAAGTTCGAAATTCCGGATCCGTTAGAGGCGATCAAAAGACCTTGGACGTTTAGACCCGTCAAAGTACCCACGGAGGTTATGTTAGGTTGCGCAGCGACAGTCACGGACTGAGCCGTTGGGACCGTAGAGACGTTCGAGCCATTTACGTTGGAGAGTCCGGATGCGTTCGAGGCTATGAGCAACCCAGAGACGTTCAGACCCGTGAGGGTGCCTACAGAGGTGATATTAGGTTGGGACGCTTGGGAAACGACGAGAGCCACGTTGGCGTTTGCGACGTTCCCGACCAAATTTGACGAATTCAAGTTTGAAATTCCTGACCCGTTCGAGGCTATGAGCAACCCAGAGACGTTCAGTCCCGTAAGTGTTCCTATACTCGTGATATTAGGTTGGGACGCTTGGGAAACCACAAGAGCCACGTTGGCGTTCGCAACGTTACCAACCAGATTTGAGGAATTTAGGTTTGAAATTCCAGACCCATTAGAAACTATGAGCAAACCCTGGACATTCAGACCGGTCAAGGTGCCCACAGAGGTTATGTTGGGCTGAGACGCTTGGGACACGACGAGAGCTACGTTAGCATTTGCGACGTTTCCCACCAAATTAGATGAATTTAGGTTTGAAATTCCGGATCCGTTAGAGGCTATGAGCAACCCAGAGACGTTGAGTCCCGTAAGGGTACCCACGGACGTTATGTTAGGTTGGGACGCTTGGGAAACGACGAGAGCCGTTGTTGCCGAAGCAACAACCCCCACCAGATTTGAAGAGTTGAGGTTCGAGAGTGCAGAAGCGTTTCCAACGTGTAAAGTTGCAGACAAGGTTCCAGACACGTTCAGACCCGTAAGTGTACCTACAGACGTTATGTTAGGTTGGGACGCTTGGGAAACAACCAGAGCCACGTTGGCGTTCGCAACGTTCCCTACGAGGTTCGAAGAGTTCAGGGAGTACAGGGCAGCACCGTTCGCCGAGACATTTGAAACTGAAATTGATGAAGGCAAGTCAGCACTAACAAGGGCTCGGAACGAAGGGGCACCGGCCGAACCTACCGAGGGTCCGGCAAAGATGTAGTTCTGAGTCGTGGTCGCAGAGCCCGTACCTCCCGAGGACACGGTCAAGGGCGTTCCGAGGGTCAGTTGATCTATAGAAGCGCCCTGATTGACACTGAATGCGTACCCATCTGACCGAGCTTGGTGAATCGCCACGTTACCCTCGGGGTCGATGACCATGGCCAAAGTCTGGAAATCCCAAAACTCGGCAACATTGTGTGTATGACCCGGTCCACCACCCTCGTACTGAACAACCTTGATTGCCGTTGCAGTACCTGCATTATTAATACTGAGGGCGTTTGAAACCTGTGTGTTTGTGGCCGTGACTGTGAAATTACCCGTGACTACGAGATTACCAGCCGTAACATTTCCAAAACTGTTAAATCCGGCAGTGGCTGTTAAGTTCCCTTGGAGTAATGTATCTCCTCTGACGGTAAGTGTACTCGTTGACGTGTCCGAGTACACGTTCAAGTCACCAGCCACATTACTGTAGCCCATATCTAATAGAGTCATCCAAATTTTTTCCCAGTATATAGTACCAAATGTCCAAGGCTGCTTGCTTCGTCCTCTTCTTCCTTGTTGCCAACCCCATGACCTACAACCTGACCAGCATGCTCCCCCTGGTCGGCGACTACATCACCGATGCTCAGGGCAAGCCCACCCAGATCGGTGTGCTGATCCACGCACTGGTATTCTGCCTGCTGAGCGCGTATGTGGCTAAGATGATGTAAAAGGACCCGCAGTCCCGAAGGGACTGGAGTTCGCCCCCGTCAGGCTTCAAGTAATTTCAAAACAAAATTAGAGTCCCATTCCAGTGGGGGACCGGTGGTCCCTAACTGAATTGGTCCAAAACCGACCGTATAGCCCCATAAAAAGCCTTTTTCACATTCTCAAGACCTCTGTACTCTGATAAGTGCGCCAAGAGCGCGGTACACAAGTCTTGTGCGTTTTGTTCCTCCTGGTGACTCACGTTCCAGAGGTACGCCTGTTGGTCCAGGGTCAAAGAGTCCCAGGCCTGTTCGGCCCGGACCCATAGGTCGTCTGGGTCTGCGTCCGGGGTCCAGTGGGTCTTGACCCATCCACACATGTGTTTGTACACGGGTCTCGAAAACAGAGTCTCTCCGTCAGGCTTGGTTCTCGTCCACACGTGTACAATCTCATGATTTTCATCCAAAATATGGAGCTCACCATCAATCTCGTCGAGGTGCATTTATCGTATAAATTGTTTCAAGGTTTTAAAAAGGGTGGGATCACGAGCCCGGGTGCAGAGCACCCGCCCCGGTCTCAGTAAATTTCAGCGTCCGCCTTCCACACAAACTGCGCCTCCATAATTGAAGCATCCATGAATTTTGACCCAGTATTTGTGAAATTGAAAGAAAACCCATACTCTGAAGACAAATAAGAAGTGATTGCTTGTGTCCCCTTGAGTGTCCCGTCTCCGTAATAAGCGACAAACTGACTGATATTTGTATTTGCGGTCAAATTAGACAAATCTCTGTAGACTGAGATGTTCGCATGTACACGTTTCGTCACAACAAAAGGTACACTGTTGACCCGACCTGACCCGAGAGCCGATGCGTATTGGATATCTGGGTTGGTCTCGAAGAATCTTTGACAATAAATGATAGTCTGCGACAAAGGGCGAACCTCGAAAGGTGTTGGTATCGTCCCCTCCTCCAATTGAGGTGCCGTGATTTGCATGACCAGCCCGGTCGTGGCGGGCCACTTGGTCGCCCCGATACACGAGACGGGGGCAAACCCTGGATTCGCCGTCCAGCTCGAAGTCACGGCGACCGCCCGATTGTTGCTACTATTCGTGCCGTACGATACGCCTCCTATGAGTACGTCCAAGTACCCGTCTGTCGCGCTCTGAGCCCAGTTTCCTATGAGACACGCTGGGAGGTACACATATTTCGTTTGCCATGTCCCCGCCGTGATACTCACGAGATTCGCAAAGTACGTGTTATCTTGGCGAGACCTGAAGACGACCGAGTAGTCTCCGGACACTAACACGTTCGCATAGAACGAAAATACGGCCGGTTTTCCTGATGCCTGACCCCACGTGAAATCAAAGATAAATGAGGCTTCGATCGTCTGACTCAAAGGACAGACCCACGTGTTCCCTGTTGTTCCTGTCAAAGCCCGAGTCACATAGACGTTCGCACACTGCGTAAATCCGTTGGTTGTTCCAACTGGCACGTCTTGTTTAACAATCATAGAGACGTTCGATGTGGAAAGACCCCCAACATCTATGCGCCATCTATCGACGACCCACGTATTTGAAACTGAAAACACGGAGGTGTTTGAGACTGTTATGGTGTTTGCACGGTACGCCACACGGAACGTGCCGTTGACCAGTCTGTTCCTGTACCCTGCAAAGTTTGCGTAGCTGACGTGTTGACTAAAGTACCCTTGGCCCGTCACATAGAGGGCGTAGGGTGGGGTCGACGCAACACCACCACCGACCGCGAGGTTCGATTGAATCAGAACGTTCGACGAGACGTTTAGAGTCGGTCCGTAGAGACCGAGTGAACTAATGTTTGACGTCACGAGTAACTGTGTCGCCGTCGTTCCCGTGCTCACATCCAAATTGTATGCTGGGTTCACAGCCCCTATGCCTACGCTGTTCGGGAAGTAAATGTTCGAACCCGAAGAGATCCATTGGGTTCCCGGTGTTCCACCCGGTCCACCCGTGGCGAGCCCACCACCCGTTAAAGGTGTTATTGTCAAGTACGTCCCACCGCTCGTGTTGCTTGAAGAGTATATTGTGCCTTGATCCACCTTGAACAGGTCCAAATAGTAATACAGTGACGTATCTGTAACGTTAATCGGAATCGTGATAACCTCGGTCGGGTTCTGGGACACGAATGTCGTGTACCGGTACAGGTACCCTTGATCCTGACCATGGATATCAGCAACGTTCGAACCGACGGCGAGACCCGTCACATTGTCTGAACTGTTAAACACGGCGTTCAAAATGTACGGACCAGCCTGAGAAAACTTGAAGTTTCCGTTTGGTGTGATTGTGATGAGTGTGCTCGTACCGTTGATGGTGAACCCGTTGGACAGACCGATACTCAAAGGGTACGTTGCTCCGTACACTGGGCCGTTGTACCCTGTCTGAACGGCAATACTCGTCGGAAGACTGAGATAGTACCCACCACCTTCCCCGAGTTTCCCGAGACTCGAGTAGACGTTTCCAGCGACAACCACGTTCCCTTGGACGTACGTGTTTCCCTGGGTCACGGGAATGATGTTTCCAGATACTGAGAGGTTCGAGACCGTGATCGAGTTTGAGACCGTTACATTTCCGGCCCCAAGTTGAGTCACATTCTCTACGGTCGAGACGTTCAAGATACTTACGTTAGATAGATTGGTCGTCAATGAATTTAAGTTTGAAATTGAGATGACGTTCAGGGTTCCCACATTGGCCGTAGATACGTAAAGGTTTGTTGTGTTTGAAGTTCCTGAAACGTTAAGACCCGTGAGAGTACCTACGGAGGTGATGTTAGGTTGGGACGCTTGGGACACTACGAGGGCAACATTGGCGTTTGCAACATTACCCACCAAATTGGACGAATTTATGTTCGAAATTCCCGAGCCGTTCGAGGCTATGAGCAAACCCTGGACGTTCAGACCCGTGAGTGTTCCTACACTTGTGATGTTAGGTTGAGACGCTTGAGAAACGACCAGAGCCACGTTGGCATTAGCTACATTACCCACCAAATTAGATGAATTTAAGTTCGAAATTCCGGATCCGTTAGAGGCTATGAGTAATCCCTGGACATTGAGACCTGTCAAAGTCCCTACAGAGGTGATGTTAGGTTGGGACGCTTGGGACACTACAAGAGCCACGTTCGCGTTTGCAACATTACCCACCAAATTGGACGAATTCAAGTTTGAAATTCCTGAACCGTTAGAGGCGACGAGCAATCCTTGGATTGCGAGTCCCGTGAGTGTTCCTACACTTGTGATGTTAGGTTGAGACGCTTGAGAAACGACCAGAGCCACGTTGGCATTAGCTACATTACCCACCAAATTAGATGAATTTAGGTTTGAAATTCCGGATCCGTTAGAGGCTATGAGCAACCCAGAGACGTTGAGACCGGTCAGGGTACCCACGGACGTTATGTTAGGTTGGGACGCTTGGGAAACGACCAGAGCAACATTAGCGTTTGCAACGTTCCCGACCAGATTGGACGAATTTAAGTTTGAAATTCCAGACCCGTCAGAAACCACCAAAAGACCCTGGACATTGAGACCTGTCAAAGTCCCTACACTCGTGATATTAGGCTGGGACGCCTGAGAAACGACCAGAGCCACGTTGGCATTAGCTACATTACCCACCAAATTAGATGAATTTAGGTTTGAAATTCCGGATCCGTTAGAGGCTATGAGCAACCCAGAGACGTTGAGACCTGTGAGTGTACCCACAGACGTTATGTTAGGTTGGGACGCCTGGGACACTACTAAAGCCACGTTGGCGTTTGCAACGTTCCCGACCAGGTTGGACGAATTTATGTTTGAAATTCCTGAACCGTTCCCGTAGTATGCGTCAGCACTTACTATACCGAGGTTCGACGTACCCAGAACATACAGGTTCGAGCCCGGAGGTGGGTTACTCAAGGTTCCTATAGAGACTCCGTTGCCGTACGCCACATTTGCGTCTATGGTTGTCCATTGGGACGAGGTGATGGCGATATTTGCAGCCGCAGAGACTCGGCCGTACTGATCTATCGTCACTTGGGACGCGTTAGAGCTTGACCCCCAAGTTCCCTGGGCCGTGTTCAAAATTGGCAAATTTGTAGGTAAAATTGCATTCGGAAACGAAAGACTCGTGGTGTTCAAGGTGGTTGTGTTCGCCGTTCCCAGAACATACAGGTTCGACCCCGGAGGTGGAGCGCTTAGGGTTCCTATGGAGACACCGTTCTGGTACGCGACGTTTCCAGCTACGGTTGTCCATTGGGATGAAGTGATGGCGATATTCGCGGCGGCAGAGACCCGTCCGTACTGATCTATCGTCACTTGAGACGCGTTGGAACTCGAGCCCCATGTTCCCTGGGCCGTGTTCAGAATTGGTAAATTTGTACTCAAAATTGCATTCTGAAACGAAAGACTGGTCGTGTTCAGACTCGTCAGGTTTGCAGACCCACTTAGGTTCGAGGCGTTTAGGTTTGAAAGTCCCGAGCCGTTTCCCAGGAACGTTCCTCCCTGAAAACTCGATGCATTTATAGTACCAGTTACGTTGAAAGTCGAGACATTACCAAAAATGTTTCCAGAGACGTATAAGTTTCCTGTAAAAGTTCCGTCCCCTGAGATGATATTTCCACATAGGACGTTCCCGTTTGTGTTCAGGACGTTTGATGCGACGATGACGTTGGCTGGAGGACACGAGCCCCCACCTCCGCCCCCACCACCGGTGGACGTGAAGGTGATGGGCCCTCCGTTTGTTATACCGTCATCACACATATTCTACTATTAGACTCAACTATTTTTTCATAAAAATTGCAAGTATCAGACCGAAGATGGCAATCGCAAATATGATGTACATTTTCATCTTTTCACCAGAGTCCCAGGGGACTGGTGGTGGGAGACTGTCTGGCCTGTCTGGTTCTTCAGGGACTGGTATAGTCTCGAAACGAAGCAGGAACATGTTCCGACCGAGGTCTCTGTTCAAAAAGGAATCATAAAAAAGAGTACCCGTACCGGCATTCCGCCATGAAATGGTCAAACGGTCGATACTGTCTATACGGGAAGGGTACTCGGTCGCAATCTTGTAATTTTGGGAATAAAATTCGTTGTTGTATGTAAAACTCGTGTTTGAAAAGGTTTGGGTGTTTGAGGCCAAAGCGATGGCAGCCTTAACAGGTACAAAAGCAAAAGCGCCCGAAAAGGCGTTCGAGTTGGTAACGGCAATTGTGTTGGGTGTGGTGGAAAGAGCTGAGGCGACGAGAGTCTGAGTCGACCGAAGCTCGGTGATATCCAAAGTCAGATACTGTGACGAAAAGACATTCGGCAACATTGCCGAAAGAACCTCGACTTTTGAAATGTTATGAATCGGGGTCGACAGATACAGAGTATATGAGTTTGAACTTGGGAACAAATTTTGGTTTCTGTTATTGGAATCTACATAGACGACGTAGTCCATCTAATAGGGCTTTTGAAAAAAGCCCGGCGGGAAAACCACGGGTTTTCCTCTCTTAGGAGTTTATTCCCTGGCCCGAAGGGCGCCTTTTTGAAAGTCGGGAGTCACGAGTCCGGGAGCTGCGCTCCCGCCTAATAGAGGCACCTGTTGGGTTTCGAACACGTGAATCTTATGGTCAAGAATGTCACTCCTGAAAGACTCGGTAAGTTTCCATCATCTTTGAGAATAGTCACCGTCAAACGTTGAACCTGACGAATAGGTTCGATGTATTCAACCTCCGTGTTCCAGTAAGAGCTCGTCGTGAATACACTCCGAGCGTTCACCTGATCAGTCGGAAAAGCCACCAGGGCTGTTCGAAGCTGGTAAACGTTTGAAGTGGTCGAGGAAGGGTTCGGTCCTATGTTGGACGTGTTTCCTGCGACGCTTATGACCGTCTGGACGTCAGACTTGTCATTGAACTTTGATACGAGCTCGTCTATGTACACGTACAAAACTGCAGTTGATGCTGAATTAGAAGTGATACTGGCTGACAAAAGTTCAGCTTTGACGACATTTCGTAATGGGATATTTATGTATCCAACAAACGAATTGTTTGAAGGAGCTCCACGAGAGTCCACCTTGACGGTGTACGTTTCGTACTGCTCACACGAGGTACTCATTATTTTATACTTAGCTTATTTTTCCAACAGAGAGCCGCCCACGCCATCGGCAATCGCATAGTCGCGCTGCTGGTCCCGGACGTACTCACCGGAGCCGCACAGACCCCCTGGGGTCAGGCCCTGGGAGTAGTACGCGGCGTTCTCGGACGGGCCGGCCACACAGTCCAGGCCAACCTTGAGGTCGAAGATGCTCTTGGGATCCGCACTGGCGTTGGCACCGGCGGTCGTCACGATGGGGTATGGCTCATAGGCCGAGCTATAGGCGACACCACGCTCCTTGACGAGGATGACCAGAATCGCCAAAAGCAGACCGATGATCACTGAGTGGACCAACATCTTTCCCAACTTTGCCATTTAGAAATAGTCTATATTTTTTTCGGGTCTCGAGTCCAAGTCGGCCTGTGGCCGACTTGTCCGGTTGTCCGACTTGCGTTAAAGCCAACAATCACTTTTCTTCAAAAGTCTTAGACTATGGAGTTTTCATTTGATACTGGAAATAGGGAGATGAAGTTGAACGACGACGAGGCGGCAATGCTGGATGAGATTTCGATCGTTGCTCCTGAGAAGAAGGTTGCTATAAGGCCCAAGCCGGCTCGTCCGAGTCCGTTCGCCAAGCGGGCCCCAGGACCTTCAGCCCCACCGCCACAGATGGATGACGGTCTGGATATGTTTATGAATCCTGGGAAGCGTACAGCCCCTCCAGTCCCACCTCCAGAGGAGTTTGATGGCGGTGAGGAGGGCGAAGAGTACGAAGGCGGGGCGGAAGGTGGTGAGTTCCAGCCTGGGGGTGGGGCTCAGGTGCCTTCAGAAGGGTACAAAACGATCGAGGATGAGAAGGCTGACCTCCTGAACAAGATTAGCCGTTTGGCCAAGAAGGGTATTGCAACCAGCGCACGCCTAACAATCTACTCGGACATTGATGAGATTCGAACGGAGTACAAGCGTATGATGTACGGTATCGAGGTGGACCGGTCTATCAAGTTCCAGCGCCGTATGCTCATCGCCTGTGTGACTGGTCTGGAGTTCCTGAACGACAAGTTCGACCCCTTTGACCTGGAGTTGAACGGTTGGTCCCAGAACATGATGGAGAACGTCGAGGACTACGATGGTGTCTTTGAGGAGCTCTATAACAAGTACAAGACCAAGGTCCAGGTGGCTCCTGAGGTGAAGCTGATTATGATGGTCGGCGGATCTGCTATGATGTTCCACTTGACGAATAGCATGTTCAAGGCGGCTGTGCCGAACGTCACTCAGGTGATGCAGCAGAACCCAGGGCTCATGCAGAATATGATGGATGCTGTTCAGAGGACGCAGGCGGGTCAGGGCCCTGGTCAGACATCTTCGATGTCCTCTTTCCCCAGCCCCCCGTCTGGGCCCCGTGAGATGCGCGGACCCGGTATGGACTTTGGGTCCCTGATGAATATGATGGGCCCTCCTCCAGCGATGATGACGCGTCCACCACGTGCAGCAGAGACGGACTCCGTGTCTGATATCGTAAGCATCGACGAGGGCGACCCAGATACGCGTGAGGTTCAGGTCGGTGGTCCCAAGAAGCGCGGACCCAAGGGGAAGGGGAAAAAAGAGGTGAGTTTGTAAGCTCTGCTTACAAACCCAGCGAAGCCTGAAGAAAGTTTCAGGGGAGGCCAGGGCCCAACTGTGTGGCTCACAAGTCCCTGTGGGACTTGGTTTTTTTCTCAACCTAAAATAGGTAAATGGTAATATCATACGCGCCATTCGAAGATACATGGTCACCCAGGCCAAAAGCGTACACAGTACCGCCTCAGCTTCCAAAAGGGGGTATATCTTCGGATAACACAGAGTGTAATTATATAGTTATGGCTTTTATCGGGGGTGTAATTTTGATGGGAATTATGGACTCTTTGAGAAAGTGAAAGGGTCGGCTCCGCCGACCCAGTTTGTTAAAGAGGACTCCCGCTGTCGCGGGGAGTCCCAGTTGCTGCGCAACTGGTCCGGGGTCACTTGTTCACACTCGACTGGTACACGGGCGCATAGTCCTGTGTGCTTATACACGCGCACGGCTTGGCTGCTGCAACATCAATAATGTCCTTTTCAATGGCATTATTGATTTTGATCTGTTTATCAAGCGCTTGACTGGTGATGGCTCCTGGAGCGAGTATCATTTGATTTTAGTTTAGAAAAAAGCACTGACCTTTTCCAAAGACTTCGGTTTTTGAGGGTTCGGAGGGGACAAGTCCTTCGGAACTGATCTCGAAACCCGCCCCTCTGTACACGTTGGCCCGTTTCCGAGCCATGGCGTGAAACACAGACCACTGGTCAACTATATCATATATGAGAGGGTCGTTCTGTTTCCCGGCCGTCTCACGCATGATTCGACCTATAGCCTGTACGATATCAGATTTGGGACTCGCGAGTATGACCGTATCTAGTACGGGTATATCTAGACCTTCCTGGGCCATGGAAAAAGTTCCTATGACGACTCTCTTTTTAGAAGACTCGGACAATTCAGTTTCGTTCAGTCCTCCATAATACAAACCGGATACTTCAGGACCGAATTCTTGATGAAAATAGTGACAATGTGCCCGACGGTCAGTCAAAATCAGGACCCGTCTGGACCCCTTGAGTGCGTCCCGAACCAGACCACATATGAGGGTGTTTCTCTCGGGTATTTCAGTTACAATATTGATCATCTCGGCCATATTGATCTTCCCGAACCGAGTCACGGGTGGAGCCTCCTTGTATATTTCACTCTTAAATTGAACAGTCTCTACCCGAGTGGTCTTTTGACCCGTCCTTTGGACCCTGAAAAACTCGGGACCGAGGAACCAGTACAGGATCCGGGTCAGACCGTCCTTTCTGTCCGGGGTCGCTGTGAGTCCGAGTGTGTACTTGGGGCAGAACCGGAACATGGCCTGTGAAAAGGCGGCAGCACCTATATGGTGAGCTTCATCCACAATTAAGAGTCCAAATTGATCGAAGGTCTTGGGAGGGATCATATCCTCACCACGACTACACAGGGTCTGAATCATAGCAATAACAAAGTCCTTGTCCGTATCGAGCGTCCCCTGCTGGATACGGCCGATGGTTGCACCCGGACAAAACTCGTTGATACGGTCTCGCCACTGGTTCGCCAAGAACTCCTTGTGAACCACGATGAGTGTCCGGGCTTTCAGGTGTGCCGCCAGAGCCAAGGATACGGTCGTTTTTCCGAACCCCGCGTCGAGGGAGAGGACACCGCCACCACACTCTTCGAAGGCTTTGATCCCAGCCGCAAAAGCTTCTGGCTGTCGCGTTGCGTCTCGAAGGCGTCCCACGAAAGCAAGGTGAGGAGCCCGAACGTAATCAGCGCGTACGTCTTTTGCGGGGGGCCCGAACTTGGCGAGGGCGTAGTAGCGTGGGACCAAGACAATCTGCGCAGCAGATTGGATCCCCCCGTCTTGCTTGACCGTCCGAAAGACTTTGAAGGAAGGGGCGGGAATCCCCACAGACTCATTCGTTAATGGTCTTACAGTGAGTTCCTTTTTTATCTCAGTCGAATTTTCAAGTAAAATTGAGTAGCCGTTACGACACAGCATCCGTCTTAATACTAGACAAGACCCAATGTTCTAAGCCGTCCCAAGTTTTTCTTTCCAAAGTGATTTCGACCTCGTCACCTTTTTGAAGTTCCTGGACCGTCCTGAGACCCTCGACGCGACACATGACCCGACCGTATCTCCAGGGAATCTTGATCCTTTGGATCCCAGTTGCTTCGCAACTGATCTCGAAGTACTTCCTCCCGTCCCAATCATAGTATGGTGTATGGACAGTGGCTCGTATCATCTTTCCTTTTTAAAGACTCTTTGTCCTTAATAAGGTAAGATGGCGGCGATCATTCTACCTCCAACCCGGCCCGTCCGCAACCTCAAGACTCGTCCAGGAGGTAAGTATCACTGGACGATAAACACTCATCCGAACCACGTGTTTACGGTTCGGATGGATGAAGATGCTACGACATCTGTCGTGGGTTTCAAGAACGTTGATCAGGCCGAGTTGATTGCTAAAATGATTGAGTCGTACTATATAAGACAAAAGGAGTGGCCGGACACGTCGGGACAACTCGTTTTACCGGCCCCACACGACGGAGACTTGAATTTTCTGTATTTACGTAGATGGGACATGGCCGAACTTCAGATGACGTGTACAAAGAACTTTTTGAGTATGGTCACAGTAGAAGATTTAGATACGACGAAAGGGGGGTTTAATTTTGACGGAAAATTGATGGTATTTAGTGCAGAGCCCGAGTTTTACATAGAAAGTCTCAAAGAGATGTTTGAGCGGCCGGGACCCAGCCCCGACTTTTGAGTACTGCTTTAGCATAGACCGCACACAGACAAAAATGAATATGGGGCCAATCAAGGACGTCCATATCGTCCATCTTAATCTTAAAAGGGTTCTTGTTGATTTCAGCCACTAGATTAGTTCGCTTCTCAGGGCTTAGCGTCTCTGCGACATCACACATGTGTGAAAGCCACTTGACGTGGATTTCAGACGTGGGGTCAAACACCTTCACAAACTTTGCAGTATTGGACATTTTCTATTACGTAATTAATCTTTTTAAGCTGCAACGCACGCACCACAGTACCCGTCGGCCCGACGCGCAAACAAGAGCCACAAAGCCAGAACGATAAGTGCGTACAAGATCAAGTCCTGAGATTTCATTGTACTATTCCTCAACATCTTCTTCTGTCTCTTCGTCTTCCTGGTCGGACTCTAAAGAGTCGGCGTCCTGGTCGGACTCTAAAGAGTCCTCTTCCGACGTGAACACGTCCGACTCTTCCTCATCTTCGTCCTCGTCCTCGTCCTCCTCATCTGAAGGCACGTAGTCATCGTCAGACTCGACCTTGACGAATCCATCCTCGACTGGGGCGAAACCTATGTCACACTCGTCGCTCGTCTTGAGGTACTCGGCTATAGACTCGTCATCAACCTCATACGTATCCTCCTCATATCGCCAAATTTTATCATCAGATTCGGACAGGTATCTGATGGTGAAAATGACTCCATTCTCCTCGACAATCTTTGCAAGGAGAGGAACTGGCTTACGGGACCCAACATCTGTCCAAACACGGACGAGCGACATTCACTCTCTGTTGAACTCTGCTCTAAATGTTTTTATCTGGCTTTTACGCACCTAAAGCTTGGCAGCAGTGTTTGCCAAGAGCATCAGGCCCTTGGGCTTACGTGGGCCGCGCTTCTTGCCCTTGTTCCTGCGCTCACGGCGCAGACCCTCGCCCAGAGGGTTGGGCAGGTTCCAGTTGTGAACCTTACGTGGGCGACCACGGCCACGCTTGGGCTTGTAACCCTCGAACAACTCCAGCGCATATGGCTTGCGCTTCACGGGGAGGACGCGGACTCCTCCCTCGCGTGGCTTGTATGCACCACGAGCCTTGCCCGAGTTCTCACGCTCCTTGCGGTTGAACTTGGGGCGAATGGGGCTGGGGACCTTATTCTTGACGTACTTTGTAGCAACGGTCGACCCGGCTGGGTTCTTGTAGAACTTAGCCTTGGGGTTGTATGCAACACCCTTTTCCGTCTTGACGACGTACTTGCCCTGAGCGGTCCGGTAAATAACCCGGCGCTTAAAATTCATGAAATTCGTGGCTTCCATTTTTATTTTGTACTATTTCGCACGAAAATT